ATCGGGATTCTCAGTAACAGTTTTTGCAAACTCTTCTGTGCTCATCCCGGCTTTCTCTGCTTGTGCAGAAAAGGCGCCAGGCTTTTTGATAGCGCCTTTAATCCAGTTACCTTTTCCCTCAGCCATTACTTAAGAAGTGCTTTCACTTTGTTGATGGTTTCTTGTTTCTGTGCTTGACCAGAAACAACATCTGTTAAAAGATCAGCAGCAACCATGGTTTTAGGACGGTCCGCCATTGACTCATAACGACGCACTTTATCTGCTGCAACTTGTGGCAACCAACGCTTCGTAATTTCAAGAGTTAACTCTTTTAATTCAGCTGCAGTTAAATGACCATCAGCAACAGATTCAATAGCAAGATCAACTGCAAACTCAACATCAGATCCACTCCACGAACGCATATTACGTTCCAGCAGTGGATCTAAAATGTCATAAACACGGGCCAAGATTGGACCATATTTAATTAAGTTGCGTGCAGCAATCAAACGCGATAACCAACCAGCGCTAGCAGTTAAACCAGCGCCAAGCAGCAGGGCAATGATTGGCTCTAGGGTTGTCATAATACCTCCCTAATAATGATCATTCTAAATGTCATAACTCACCACGGAGAGCTTTACGAACTAGTTCATCACGCTGACGCATTAACTCAATCTGCTGAGCCCGTGCGCTGCCTTCCGGTGCACGGCCACGGCGAGCAAAACGCGTACCCAAAGCAGGGTCAACACCAGACTCACTAATTGCGCCACCACGAACAACACTGGTAGGAAGCTCTGTCCCCATACGTCCCCTAACCCGTTGGCCGCTCTGACGCATTGCTTCAATCTGGCGGCGACGTTGTGCGGCTTTTTCACCACCCATTGCTTGCTGGCTATAGGCAAGGCCAGTGGTGGGATCAATGCGCTCAGGTGTTGCTTCTGCAATTTGAGAAAGGATTGCAGGATCAAAAGAAGCTGGATCAATTACATTTGCTGCCACGCCTTTAAAGGTGCGACCTTCTCGGCCCATAATGCGCTGAGGTTCAACAGCAGTACCACGAACAGGAGTGACTGCGCCAGTGGCAATCTGCATGGGGCTGACATCTTCCGGGCGGAATACAGCTGCTTGACCTGTTACATCATCAACACCTTTGTAGAGAACAGGAGTTACATCTTCTAAAGAACCGGCACCTACACCAAACGTCAAACCTTCCATTCCTTCAATAACTTCACGGCGACGACCAATGCCACCAGTTTCTTGACGACCTGCGCCGCCACGAGCACGCATTTGGTAGTACTCACTGGTGGGAATGCCTTGTACCTCAGGAACAACACGAGAGCCAACAACTTCACCAGTAGCTTCACTGATGATAGGCACTTCACGAATACCTTCTGTAATCTCAGGCTTTAACTTGTAGAGAAGTTGAGAAGCTTCTGCTTGTTGCAAACGGTTACGTGCTACCTCACTTGCACTTGCAGTCTGGCCAAGTAAACGCTTGGTGCGAGGATCTAACTGTTGGAGTTGTGCTTGGGAAGGTTGATAAGTAGAAGGAACTCCTAACTGTTCAAGAGCACGCGCTTTCATCTGGCTCTGCATATTGAGTGCAGCTTGCAAAGATTCAGCGCGAGATTGAACAACAGGAATACCAGTCTGTGGATTTACTGTCTGACCAAATGCTTCATATAAAGAACCCGTGGGGACACTTTCCCCAGAAGGAAGAACAACACGGGTTGGCATTGACAGCGACTCACCATAAGCACCGCGAATTACACTTGGATCGCCAGTTGCTTGGAAAATTGCTTCTGCTTGTTTCTGTGCTGTAGCAACACGTGGATCAGCTGAAAACGTGCGCTGTGTATTAGAAAGAGCACCTGCAGGAATAGGGCGTTGCGAACTAAGAAGGCCAGTTAGTTGTGCAGCTTCTTCAGCACCTTCTTCTACAGTTCCGCGAGGCAGAACGGTATAACGAGCAGGACGCCCTTCAATTGCGCCTTGCACTGGAGTAAAGGTTACGCCAGTAGCAGATGAACCTTCAGGGCCAGGGAACCGACCAAGAACAGAAGTTTCAGTTGGAGCAACACTAGGCAAAGCAGAAGGTGCTTGTGTGATCGGAGTGCTATATCCAATCTTCTGTGTAAACTGCGAAATACGGGACTGAATATCAGGATCAACGCCAGCAGCAGTGGTCTGTGTTCCAATAACACTCTGCTCTGCTGGCGAAACCATGGTTTGACCGGCGCTACCAAGAGCAGATTCACCCCAGGGGTCTGGAATCCGTGATTTCAGGGACTGATTAACACGAACTTCTGCCGGAACCACGTTTTGCGCTCGCACAACACCAGGTGCAACGTCATCAATCGCAGAAGTACCGTGTTGTGCTACAGAAAGAATGTTTTCTGCACCTTCACGGGTAACAAAATTAGGATCAGCAGCTTCTTGAGCAATGCCAAGCGCAGATTTGATCCCAGCTTTAGCGCGTTGACCTAGATCACGCACCATTCCCCCAACTCGTCCAACACCAAGATCACGGCCCGTCAATTTTTGGGCACCGTAGACGCCAGCAGCAACAGCACCGACCCCTAACGCCCCTAATGCAGCCTTTTCAAGGAGTGATTTTGGCTGCTCAGTTCCACCAAAGCCGGTTTCAACAGCGTCATCAGCGTGGTACTGGGTGTAATGCCGCCCCGTCAGGCTGTTATTGAGCTGACCTGCAACCTTTGGGATGTTGTTATCAGGTGTAATTGGCGATTGAAGAAGTGAATTATCGTCGTTATAGCGAATTGAAGCGGGTTGATCATAAACAACATCACCTTGAAACCCTTGAACTTCATCAAAACCGCGAAATTTACCAAATCCCCGGTTGAAATCATACACTTCAGGCGCTAAACGTGCCTTTTCTTGTGCAGTTTTAGGGTACGGATTGCCAGTTGCAGCTGCCCACAGTGCATAATCTTGCGGAGAAACGGGCATTTTTATAGATATACCTAGATATAACGATTTTAGGCGCAATCAATACAGTATTAACGCCAGGAAAGATCCCCTAACGGCCTTAAAAACCTAGCTTTAAGGGTGAAAATCGGGGGAGACATCAAGCTCGCTCTGCTCGCAGGAGCGTGCGAGAGGAAAAAAAGAAAGGGGTGGGAGTATATGCTCCCTCCGGTCGCAGGAACAGCCGTAGAGAAAGTTCTATTCGGATGTGTCCTTTGTTTTATTACTGTGAGCTACGCAGCAATGCTTCAGCAGGCGGCGAACAATGTCTACGCCAAAGATTCTATCGGCGGCGCACCAATCTGTGGCGTCCTGCCACAGTGGTTTGTTGAGGAATTCGAGAAGTTCGTGGCACTTAAGCCCGAAGCAGCCAGCTGGAACCAGCGGCAAATCGAGAACACTATGGCCAACCTCTGGGTCCTCGATCCCGAAGACCTCATCTGAACCGGAGAAGGGGGAGCAACCGCTCCCTCCGGTCGCTTTTTGAGTTTTCCACAGGGTATTTATACCTACCTACACACCCTATTCTCCCTTAAACCCCAGTCATACCAACGCTTCTTAGCTATTTTGTCAGGATATCTGTTACAAAATTGGTTGCACTTTTTCCACAGGCACTAAATCTTTTTACTGGGATCTCAGCCACGATTTAGAGGCTGTTTGGCTGTTTGTCAGCCTCATCTTCAACCCTGATTTTTATATAACTAGAAATACTTTTAGCAAGATTGTTCAGAAGATTGCCTCCAGGAGCTAGTTATTCCTCCTAGATGCAGTCCTCAGACTGCTGTTCTTTGCTTGTTTTCTCATGGAGAAACTAGGCGCTGCAGTGTGCTGCGTTGCTATTGGCATAGCAGCCTTCACTCAGCTGACACTCCACTTGCTTGATCAGGCTACGGCTGAGCAATGCAAGAACCATGCGTGGCCTGCACACGCTGACCAGGTGCACCGTGACTGGTGCATCGCCAACAACTACGAACTCTGATCTAACCATGATCTTTATTACTACGGAGCACGGTCTCAAACTGTGCGACCAGCGAGGTACTTACCTCTATGACCAGCGCCAGGGGGAGGAGCCTACTCCGATCTGCTCGCCTGGTGCTGACTCTCCAATCCGCTGGTCACTCCAGCAGATGATTGAGAAGTGGGCGGATTACTCCGCCTACGGCAAGTATGAACTTCACCTGTGGTGAGGTACCGCTCCCTGCGGTCGCTTTCTCTTCTTGCTTGATCAGGAAGAGAAAGTTCTTTCTTTTTTTGTTATTAACTGATCCGTCAAAGCGGGTTCGGAGGTGCAAACCCTCCGGCAGTTATTGCCCCCAGCGGAGATGGGCACCGCACAACAGGAGAATCCTGTGGCCATTACTGAAGAGCTTTGGTTTGAAATCCAAGGCGCTGCAGAAGACGCTGTCGCTGCTGTTCAAAGCCAGAGGCACAACCCCACAGTCAAGGCAGTTGTTATATCTGCTGCGATTGTAGGTGGAGTTGCTGTGTATTGCAGCACTCCACATGGCCGCAAGACGGTGAAGACCCTGTTTAACGCAGGTCGTAACCGCCTTGCCAAGTGGGTTGCTGTTGAGCAACCCCAGGTGGTTGAAGCAGAAGTTCTTTCTGCTGAACCAGCTAATCCGTGAAAGCGGGGGACCAGGTGCAAACCCTGGTCTAGCTTTTGCCACAATCCTGTGGCTTACCTTCACTTTGCTTTGCTATGTCTTTTTTCAACAACCTTGTCAAAGCCAGCATTGCCGGTGGCGTTGTCATCGGTAGTGCTGTTGCCTACGCCCAGCTGAATGATGAGCAGCGTCAGAAGCTTCACTACGGTGTCAACAGACTGCGCCGCAAGGTAGCAGATCTGATTGCACCCAACGATGGTGCTTACACCATCCCCAAGGAAGTCGAGGCAGAGCTAGAGGCTCTGCTCAATAACGATGCCTTTGGTCGGGGACCCGACGACTGCAATTGATGATCCCTCAGAGGGAAGACAAAGTTCTTCCTTCTCTGTGATCTTCATGATCACATTCTTTGCACACTTCCTAACCATGGAATCATTCATCTACGAGAAAGGCAACGACGGTTATCTCGTCACCATCCGTGGTGATTTTGCTGAGATGACCAAGGTTGACCTCGACCGCCAGGTATCCAAGTACATTCGCTTGGAAGCTCCTATCGAGCACATCCGCTCCAGTGTGAAGAAGCTCGTCAACCAAGGCTACAAGCTGAGTAATCAGTTAGAACTTGGTTGGCAGCGTTTCATCGAAGCGTAGGACGAAACCGGAGGGTGCTATCCGCTCCCTTCGGTCGCTCCCTGCTATTAATTACTATGTCTTTTGAATTGTTTTCAAAACGCTGGAAACGAGATGACAATTGTCCATCTTGTTTGTATTCTTTAACCAGAAATCGTTGTGTTGGTTGTTCTAAAAGACGGCCCCACCATTTAACTAATTATTGGGTAATTGGTTATGAGGATAAGAAGAAACTCATGGTTCACAATGTTTTATGGGTTTTAGATACGAAACAACAAGTTCCGGATGGTTTAGAAGTAGATCATATTGATAGAAATGGAGAAAACAATTTACAGAGTAATCTTAGGCTCTTAACTTCTACTGAGCAGAAACTTAACACGCCTGCCAGGAAGAATTCAACTTCAGTATATAAAGGAGTTTCTTGGTCTAGGCATAAGCTTAAGTGGCGATCTCAGGTGCAACTTAACAAAGTTAAGATTTTTCTCGGATACTTTGATACTGAAATTGAAGCTGCAATTGCTTATGACTTTTACATGAAGACGCATGGACCTGAATGTAGCTATTTAAATTTTCAGTAAATGCTTTCACTTGGAGTTGTTTACAACTTCAATTGAAGGCTTTTGCCTTCACTATGATGAGTCCCTGCTTTGCTCACCATGTCACTTTCTGCTTTCATTGTTAACTTCATGAACCGTCATCGTGAAGAGCTACCTGCTTACATTGCGATGACGTTTGGAATAGGCATCGGAGGACTACTGTGCATTGGCTTGAACAAAGCGATCAACGCCAGGGTTCTTGAGCTTTGCGATAGAAATCTAAATCAAATTATCTACGTTAAGACAGCAGTAGGTGATAGCTACGGCTGTGTATCCAAGATGGTATTGAACGGGCCACCCGCTCCAATCAAACCATGAGAAAGATTTTATTCAATTCAATGATCTTAACGATCATTTTTTTGTTCTTGTGCCTTTAGTCATGACTCAACAAATGTATAGCCACGACACCATTTGGCTGCTGTTGCATAACATTCCTCTCATGGAATATGCACGGCACAATGAGCCAAAGTTGTGGCGGAAGTTCCTTGAGTTGGTTTCAGATGAGACTGCTCAAGGTTATCCCGATACATGGAACACAACCTTCCTGATCAATAAGATTGCGGAAGACTTGGGTTCCTACAAGCTGCTCCTTGATATCTGGTTGCAGATCGAGGAGCCGCTGAACGATGTCCTTAATCCTATCCAGCGTGACTGGATTGATGCTCAACTATGAACAACTACACCTTCTACATTCCTGGAGTCAACAAGCTGACTGGTCTTAGCCAGGAGGATTGGGACTTCTTGTGTGAGCGTGCGGAGGAGAACAACGTTCTACCTTGTACGCTTGCCGCCAGGATTATCGCCAACGAGTTGGCTCAGTGGCGTGATGAAATTCATTACGCCGATCAACAGGAAGGGCTTCGTGCAAATGAAGCCATGATCCAAGAGAAAGTTATAGAAGAGATTGTTTAATCTTTTCTTTATCTTTCCAGATGTCTGCACTTTGGGATTCCATGCTTTGCGTGGTTCCCTTTCTGCAGACTTCCAAGTCTGCTTTGCACAACTACCTAGACAACACCATGTCTGCTGCTAACAACGGAAACCTGGTCGGTACCATCGTGTCCGACATTGTGACCAAGAATCCTAACGATTCTCTCTCGGTTACACAGTTCCGTGTTGCTCCGCTCGATGCCAGGGAAGAGGATTCTCCGCTGCCTGTCATCGCTTACAACGGTATCGGTGACAACATCACCAAGCGTTACAACAAGGGTGACACTGTTGCCCTGACGACACGCTTGCGTTATGTCACCTGGATGACGCCAGAAGGTGAGCCCCGTGGTCGTATGGAGGTTATCGTTACCTCTGTCAACACGGTTCGCCTTGGCCAGATCTCAACAGCTCAACGGGCTGCTGAAGCTGCTGGTGTCATTGAAGCGAGCACGATTGACAAGTCCGCTCGCTCTGCTGCCACCGCTACCACCAGGGTTCCTTATGCGCAGGAACCGACCGCTGAGGTTGTTCCTTTCTGAGCAGAAGGTTAGCCCGACTCTTGCACTTAAACCTTCCGGGTTAGTACATCTGTATTAGCCCGGTGGTTTTTCTGCAGGACTCATCTCCTGCATAATCCTTTGCACTCTGCCAATGGGCCTCGACCAGTACGCCTACATCAAGTTCCAACCTGAGTATGAGAACTGGCTGTTCCTTATGGAATGGCGCAAACATCCCAACCTCCAGGGTTGGATGGAACGCCTCTGGCGCAAGAAGATGAACAGCAGTGAACCATATGAGAAAGATACTTCAATGAACGATGAGTTCAATGGAGTTGAAGTTGAACTCACCCTTGAAGACATCCTTCAGTTACAGCAAGACATCAGAGATGACAATCTTGATGGTGGCTTTGGCACCACGACAGGATTCTTCTTCGGTAGTAATGCCGACGATGAATACAAGTGGAAAGATCTTAGCTTCTGTGATCGTGCCAAAGTTGCACTGAAGAATAACCATACTGTTTACTACTACAGTTCTTGGTAATTCCCTTTGCTTTTAAATCCACCTACTTTCTATGAACCATGAACAAATCTCTACAAGATCTCCACCCGGTTGAGTTCATTTTTGTTTGCATCCTCTTCATTGCAGCAACAATCCTCAACCTATGCACACCCTCCAACCCTACCGAAGCGAAACGCCCATCGAAAGAACCGAGCGGTTCAAAGAATGGTACGAACGCTACACCGAATACGAAGGTGAGCCGACCACGATCACGGTCCACCAAGTCTGGCACCAGTACGGTGGACCAGAAGAAGGAGGATGGACCTTCCCTTGTGGTTACCCCGTCGAAACCGTCTGCATCTTCTCGCAAGCCCAAGCCCTCAGGGTTCTCCACGAACTCCACGAGAAGTACGACAGTGAAGACTACGAGGACGATCTCTACGACATCTGCTTAGCCCAGGGCTACGCTAAGTTCTACCCAGAGACTCGTCCTCACTACGAATGATCTGCTTACCTAATCCAACAATTACTCAACAAATGTTTCAAGTTATTTGCACGCCCAAACACTTCGCATTTAATGGAGGTGGTGATCTTTGGGCTTTTGATTATGACTTTGAAGGTGAATCAATTGTCGATGAACCTTTGATGCCTGAAGCAACGGAACTTGTTAACCGTTTGCTCAAGTATAAATACCAAGAACCTACCTCCAAGATCTCCATCATCTTTTGTTCTTTTGGCGTTGTCAAAGAACCTGATATTGAACTTAAATATGTAGGTCCAAAAGATGAAGGCAGTCTATATGAAGTTGTAAACCCTTCAGAACCTGATCTTGCAATGACGATCTGGTTGTGTCCAGTCTTTGATAGTTTCTACAATGAAAGACCTGAACAACTCTTTGCAGTTGTTGAACGTTTAGATTAGTCTAGCAACCAGGATGGAATACCACCACCAAATAATTCAACAGGTTTGATATTTCCACTAGGAAGAATCAAACTGTGTTGCGATCCAAGTGGATCAAGAGAACCCATCATGCCTGCTCTCTGATAAAGAGAAGCTCTCCTTAATGATGTGGGTTCGTTAGCAAGAAGCAAAGCTTTACCAGGATTAAGTTCCATTAACCGTGGCACAACTTGGTTCTGGTAAACATCTTTAACTGCTCTCAATACTGAACGGCTTTGTCCTGCACCTAAACCTTCTACTGGAGCTGCCATTGCTTTGCCAACTGCAGCGCCAGGCCACTCAAACGAAACACTTCCTATGCCTGCAATTTTATCGCCAGCTGCATAGAGCTGTTGCAATGTTTGAGGATTGGCAGTCAGCATTGTCTGCCTATGAACTAATGTTTTAATCCGATCTGCTAAGTCTTTAACTCCACCAAGATCTGTTACGGTAACTTGCAATGGACCAAGACCTGTCTCTACCAATTCCTTCACGGCGCGACCGGCGCCAGGGAGATTAATCTCTCCCATTCTTCCAAAATATTTCAGAACATTTTCAACTGTCTGCGGTTTAGTAACAGGAACCATCTTGGCTCCAGTTGCTAATGACCTAGCAGCTGCCATTCTGATTGGAGTGGCAGACATTAATTACCTATAATTACTTTCCTTTATTTTAATTTCAACCCACTTACCACCAAAACCATGACTGCACCTGAAAACGTTTTTGTTCTCAAGCATCTTTCAATGCCAACAGAGAAAGATGCTGATCCTTACGGTGATATTCTATTTTTCTCCAGGAAGAGCGGATGGATTATCACCAAGCTGGAGGATGCACAGGAAATGATTGACGATTTTGATTGCACTCACTGGACATGGACTCCAGAAGTACCAACAACTGATGACTATGAACTGGACTCCACTAGGACTGAACAACTCAGGAATACAGGTTGGCTCAAAGATTAATTAGACATAAAGAAACTACTCAAGATGGGGGTGATATCACTCACTTCTTCAGTACATATGAACTAGCGGGCGTCATGTTTTCCTTCATGGCGTCCGCTTTATCTTGACGAATTGCATACCAAGTCTGCTTGTTGCTACGGATTGCGGTAGCCTTGGCTTTGTTCAAGTAGGTGATCAGTGCGCTTTGCATGACTTCCTCGTGGAATCTGTATTAATTTATACAATACCAAGAGGTCCAGGGTATGCGTAGTTCACATCGTTACACAATCATCAGTTAACACCAAGATCTGGGCATCTATTCAGCAACGCCGCGTCCAGGACAAGCTGGAAGTGTAAGTCCCAGACCCTTCACCTTTCTAATCATGCACGAATCTCCGTACATGGGTTGGATTGTTCCTAACTCTTGGCAAGAACCAGAGTATGAGGACGATCAAACCGATCAAGTTCCAGAAGATGAAAGTGATTTTGATGACGAAGGGTTATTCACTCTTCGTTAATCACATCATCTTCATTGCCCCTCTGCACACTCACCATGTCCCACAACATTACTGACATCAGAGACTTTCACACTCTGATTTACGCCATGGAGAAGAAGGTCAAGCAACTTCTTCTTGAAGACCAGAAGAGGCATCAAATGGATGCAGAACCTTACTGGTCTCTGGAGATCATCGAAGATGAGATTCTCCCAGCACTGGAGAAGTTCTTGGAAGTCTGGGATGACGATCCAACTCCCCAATATCTATACGACAACACAGGTGGTGAGCCTCCTGTAACAGCTGCTGAGATGCACACCGCTGCATGGAAGCAGCACCAGGAGATGCACTCCTGAATCGCAAACAGGGGCTAGTACATCGTTACTAGTCCCGCTTCTTCATCAAAAGCCATGCGTTGCGCTCAATGTGACCACCCCAGGCTGCGTGTTGATCGTACTTATGCAGATACTGCTGAAACAATTACACGCTGTCGCATTTGTCCTAACTGCGGTTATAAAGTTTTCACTGTTGAAGTTGAGCTTCCACCAGGCACAGCCCGTCACCAGCACGGTGCTGAAAGCTTGAAGCGATTGCCTGGCGGACTACGCGTTCACTTCTCTTGACGATGAAAACTACTTACATCAAGCTGGCTTACCGTAACAACGGTGACTGGCAGATTGTAACGTACAAAACAGATGACCCTCAGTGGAGAGAAGCATTTCTGATTCTCCGCAACACCTTTCAATCTGTTCGTATCCTTTACACCTGATCACCGCCATGGGTAAGAAGAAAGACAAGAAGAAGCAGGATAAGGAACAGCTTCCTGTTTCTAATCATGCTCTCAAAATTAAATACATTCTGGATCACTTTAACTTTGACAAAGTTCAAGAGGCAATGATTGCATTGAACTGGGTGTGGCAACACATGGATGATCCAGATGATCAAACCATGCGTGTTCCTACCATTGAACGCATGAAACAAACTGCTGCACATCTCCTTTATAACGCAGCTACAAGTAAGGAACGTTACTTTGCAACAGGTGGATTCCATGCTCAGCGTTATGAAGAAGGAGACATTGCTCTTCAATTCATAATTGCTGAGTACGATACATGTGATGACACCATGTAATCGTGACTACACATCCCAAGTTTTTTATCTACCGTAACTCCAACAAACAACTCGTTGCTAAAGCCATGAACAACATTGATTGGGAACCCAACGACAGCACCAAGGATCTCAGCAAGACTGATGCTCCTACCATGCGTCAACTGGCTGGGATGCAGCTCGTCGCCAGGATGAAAGAAGCTGCAGACAAAGTAGGTGCTGGTTTTGTTGGTGGCTTCATTGATGAGAATGGCAACCGCTTCATGATGTCCAACATGGGCGAAGACTGCATGAAGGAAGAAGAAATCATGAAGCAATTAGAACAATACAGACGTGAAATAGAGGGAGACTTCTAAACTATTGTCCAATAAAACTTTGGTAGAATATAACATAACTACCAATTAATACAGTGCCTGCTAACCCTTACGAATCTGGTTTCTTTGCCCCAGTAACACTACCTTCTGGTGCTCAGCCAGTTCCAAGAGGCCAAGCAGGTCAGGTTATTCCAATGATGGGTGGTGCAACTGCATCACCCTTACAACTAAAAGGCGGATACCGGAACATCTACGGTACACGTGTAGGTGGTACTTACGATCCACTTACACAACAAGCTGGCGTAGATGTTCAAGTTCCTATCGGTGATCACCAACGACAACTCTTCTTTGGTGTTAATGCACAAGGCAATCCTCAAACTAAAGACTGGGGTGCAACTCTTTCTCTTACAAAGAAGATTGCCCCCAGGACTCCAACAGCAGGAGAAGCTATCAATGCAATCACTGGTGGAGCATTAAACCGCGCTGTACCTGGTGCACCCGGCGTAGTTCAAGCTGATTTACGTAGCAACTTTATGAACAGCTTGACACCAGAGCAACTTCAACTGCTTGGCCAAAACGTAAAAGAGTATCAGCGCCAGGCTGTTGATGAAGCTTTAGGTATTCGTCAAGGTGCAGAAAAGTACGGCTTTCAATTAGGTTTTTCCGGTAGTGGTCCTCGTAATGATCAACAAGAACCAGCAACAGATTTAATTCCTGAAGGTTTGTATCCTGATCAAAAGACTCCAGGTAAAGATCAACTCGATTATTTTATCCAAGAACGCAAACTTCTTGATTAAAGATCGTGTACAACATCTGGAATGCAGCACTCTATGAAATAACTAACATCCTCATTGATTACAACAGAAAATTAGAACTTAACCCATGGATCAAAGCAATCCGTCTTCATTGCTTCCCAGACTGGGTAGCATGGAAGACCGAGCGCACCATGGGTCGAGTCGATCAACAAATTGAGCAGCTCCAAAAGGAGATGCAGATTGAACACGATAAGAAATATGTAACACCAATCATCAAAGAGCACAAGCCTGATCAGTCCAAGGCTCAGCAGCTTCTGGGTGGTACCCTACAGATCACAGCTCCCTGGTACAAACCAGAGGACAAAAACTAATTGCGTGTACACTGCAGTGAACCTACACACTGTTTACGTTAGAACCATGAAGATGCGGCAGTCTCCAGCTGATCAGAAACAGAATCAATTCATTGAAGCATTACAGAGTGTTCATACAAAACTTACGAACCTTCTTGAGGATCCTCTCTTTATTGATAGTATTCATGGCGAACAAGAAATGGGTCTCGACCTTGCTCTTGAACTTATTGATAACATCATCGCTCGGATTGACCCCAAAGACACCAGCTCTCAAGCCGAGCTGATGGATCGCCTAGAGCTGACTGCTGTAGATGCAGACTGAGATTCATCAGACTCATCACACTGTATAACAAGAGTCATCTGCTCCTAGCCAGTGCTCCTAACCTATTCATGCCGTGGTCCACCTCCTATTGGTTGTTGGATCACGGCTTCTTTTTGCACACCATCCAATGTTCTCACCAGCAGAATACCTAACAAACCTCAGACAGATCAGTCTGCTCAATGGTTTGGTTACCCCACAGGGACAACTCCCTTCCATTCCATCCATCCCTAAGATCCAATCGGCGCCAGCAGGAATTCCTGTTGTAGCAACTGTTCCAACAGCACCTGAATGTCACGACATCATCAGTGCTGTTGCATGTTCCCCTTTAGCAATCAATCTGGCAGGACTTTTTGCAGCTGGATTGATTATCACCGTATTCATCAAGAAGTACGGACCTTCTATCCTTGCTTGGTTTCGCGACAAGATGCCACGCTTTCTTGCTTCTATCCGTAGCAAGATCAGTAAGCAACGCACCGTCCTGCTACTCCCTGCATCTCAAGCCGTGGTGATGGGCTGATGTATCGCACAAAAGCACATCACTTTTACAAAGGGAACCAGAAGTTCGCCAGAACAAAACAGTTCTGGACTGTTTGGCGCAAGATCAGGATGGTCATTGGCATCATCTACGACAGTTGCTCCGTCATCTTGGTACTCATGAGTCTCGACAAGGTGTACAAATTCAAGAGCTGGCGGGTTGTTAAACCTTGGCAGGTCGCTACCCTTGTCGAACGCATTCCCAAGTTGTTCCGTACCCTCAGACATCACTTCACTTATGGGATCTAGCCGACTCCAGTAGTCACAAAATAATAAGCAAAACTTAAGGTTCACTCAAGGTTTTCTTATCCATCCATTGCTACGCTGGTTTGCCTACAAACCCTGTCGTAGCAATGGATTTCAGTCTTACAAGACACTGCACTTGGATAGGTTTGTGCCCCTCATAATTAATTACCGGATGGAAAATATCTCCCATGGAATCCAATATGTCGCCAGCTGAAAAACTTGCCTGGGCAATCCTTGCTCAACGTCCTGACGGCAAGAGTGAAGTCATCAAAATTACCAATCACATTGAAGCTGACCAAGCTGTGAAGGAGAACCCAACTCTCTACTTCAAGAGCGGCCCGTTCGTGCTACCTTAAGTTCACTCCAGGGCACATCCTCGTCACTGTGTCCTGGGGAACCTTCTTCATCTCAATGAAACTTCCTGTGACTGCTTACATCGTCATGATCCATCATGCAGATGTAGGTACCTTTGCTCCAGCCTTTCCCAATCTTGATGATGCCATTGAGTTTTCCAACGCAATGCGTCTCATCAACGACAATCTTGCTGTAGCAGAACCAGTTCCTCTGGTTTCTACGGCGTCGCCAGGTGGAAGCAAAGTATTAGACTGGGTTGAGCACTGACCCTCATTAAATAGAACAATAAGAACCTGTGTTATCTTGTATCGAGGTAACACAGATTTTTTATGGCCGTTGTTCTGTCCGTTAGCATCCCAGATGAGATGCACGCCAGGTGGAAATCATCTAACTTTGATATCAGTCCTAGTGCAATCTTTCAAAATGCATTGGAATCACAACTGACTGAAACAAATCAGCATCTAACCTACTGGAGCAATCGTGCTCTGTCTGCAGAAAAGAAACTGAAGACTATCGAGAAGTTACTCTCTGCCAGTGAGAAGGAGATTAAGAAATTCCTTTACTTTGAAGACATGTGATCTTCCTAACAATTAGTTAGTAACCTGTTCGGTAGACTACAATTAACAAATGCATCTGCATTTCCATGCCTGACAGAGGTTACCTTTTCTTAAGCGATGATCAACGTCTTGACATTGCCAGCTTACTAACAACGCTCAAAGGGCTTGGCATTGTACGAGATGAAACAGATTTTCAAAGATTTGTAGCTGGTTGTTTCTATCGTGGTCTCTATGATTACAAAAGAGATTTAACTCGCAGCGACTGCTGAACAACGAACCAAGAGAATCATTAAGACAATATAAATAACTTAATAAATAATTAAATCTATTTGAACAGGCTACCAGTACTGCTGCGTAGCTTCATTTTATTTTGCAGATAAATCAAGAAAAGGTTCTCTTGGAGAACGGCCCACCGCCACGTAAGAATATAGATATATACAACATAGAACTAAACCTAAATAGATACATATGTACCATCCCATAGATAAAAAAATGGACCGGGCACCACCCCAGTCCACTCCCTTTGCTTTGCACACACAAACTTCAGATTCCCTTTCTGAAGCTGCATTGCCAGTCTAGACAACAGTCGCTAGTATTTGCAAGCAAACGGCGCAACCTCATTTGCACACCCGCCATGCCTCCCTTTAATTTCCAACCTGTTCAACTGCTAGAGTTGTCCGATGCTGACTCTCCAAGCATTGATGTTCAAGACGGACAGATCATTCTGACTGCACAACGTGGTCAAGAACGGATCCGTATTACTGCTCCCTTAAAGCAGGTTCTGCCTCAGGTCAAGGCAACAACTGTTACTAAGCCACAACGTAAGATCACTAGCCCTCTACGTGGTCGGCACCTTCCTGGTGGCGATAAGCGTGTTGGTGAGCTGAACGGGATGGCTAAGCTGACAGAAGATACTGTCCGTGAAATTCGGTTATTTCTGTCAGATAAGAAATTTATCAATAGCTTTCACAGCACTCAAGCTATGTACGAAGAACTGTCCAAAGCTTATAACGTTCACTTCGCTACAATCCGTAGCGTTGCTCGTAACGAAAGCTGGAAGCATGTAAAGATCTGATGGAAAAGACTTACAGCATCTTGATCCAGTTTGGTGATGGAAAGCCTGTAGCTTCTAAGATCAGAGCAAAGGATGGAGTCGATGCTCAGGACAAAGCACTACGCTTAAACCCTGGTGCACGCTCCATCCGCATCACTGGTGTCTTAGAGGTTCATCTTCCAAAGCTGAAGCCTCTTCCTAAACCAAAACCAAAGGCAACTGTTCATCCACTCTTTACAGATGTTGATGATGCAGTTGTTAGTAATTACGTCAAGAACACTTCTCCTGACGTTCGATTACAAATCTGTCACCAGCTGCGAAAGGAAGGTCTAACTTATAGGGCCATTGCCAAACAGTTGGATATGGGTGAGACAACAGTTCGCACCTGGCTCAAAAACACACTGCCCTCCTAGTGAGGGCTTTTTCTTTGCACGTTTTGCACCATGGAATTCCGTCTTCCTGAACAACTGGCAAACAAACTGGTTGATTACGACCAGACTCTTAAACAAATCAAACCCAAGAAAGAACCAAGGGAAGCTGGCGCCAGACTTAAGCGGAAAACAAAGTTAGCTTTCCCTTGCCCTGACATCTTTTTTGATCTGACAGTAGAAAAAATCCACGAGATCTATGAAGAGCTTTGTTTCCGATCAGCTTCTTCACGTTATTACGTAGTTGACGTTCGTTATTTGATTGCATGGGATAAATGTTTACAAAGTAAAACAGAACATTGGTATTGCTGGACGATTGGTAATAAAGAATGTCCAATCATTCTTAGACATTGGTACGAGTCTCTTGATGATACTGAGTACAAAGAGTTTCGTGCAGATACATCTTTAAAAGATTTAAAGATTGCAAAAGGAAATCCATTCACTATACGCTACAAAGTAGAACGAGAACGTTTTGAAGCGTTTGATTCTTTCATCAGATCAGTTAATGCTCAACTTGAATTGCCACATCCTCCTGAGCGTTCTGGTATACGCACACAGCTAGGACTTTATGCTGCAAGTAAGTTCTTCTATCAACAACACTTTAATGTTAAGGATAAGGAATCTTTTTATCCTGCTGAATGGTTGGCTAATCAAAAGCTTTATACGCTAACAGAAGACTCTTTTAATCTCAAAACTAACAGCACCATTATCAATAGTAAATTTTATCAAAACGAAGTTAGAAAAGAAGCGGAAACTTTAAAGCAAAACATCTTAACTGAGCCTGTACATACTGAACGTATGTTGCACAAGCTTAGCTATATCTATCTTTTTCTTACTGTATTCCCTGATGAATACGATCGTTCTATTCATCTTTATAATCAGTTTGCTGAGTATAAATTCTCTACTCACTGGTCAACATGGGGAGTATTCTACAAGCTTGAGTATGTAAGGCCAGGCTTTAAAGGAGAATTTATGGAGTGGTTACGCTCTAAAATTACTCCACAGATGTTTGCTAACTGGATTTTAGAAGAGATTGAAATTAAACAAAAGCGTGATTACGATACAACCATTCGTGACACGATGGATATGTTAATGCAAGTCAGACGATATATTGATAATTGTGTAACTCCTAATCCTGAATACTTAAAAGAACCTAAGCGTTGGCGTCTTCAAGAAGTTCATGATCATTATGTTGGTATTACTCTTCAACTGGATAACCAACTGAAGAACTTACCTATGGATTTGATTCCGTCTCCAGTTACTTTTGAAACTGAAGTTGGAACCATTCATATGTTCCAGCCTTCTACCAACCACGAAGTCATCCGCTGGGGCAAGGCAGTCCGTAATTGCGTTGGTTCAGCTGGCTATGACGACCGTGTGCTTCAGCACAAAGCCTTCCTGGTCTTTGCTGAACGTAACGGGAAGCCCTGGCTGACCTCTCTGCTGACCCTGAACATGGGGATGCTCCACGTTGGTCAGACTGTCTCACCGTTTAATGCCAACCTAGAACCTGGTGAGCGCCAGGTGTATGAGCGGTGTTTACAGCAAGCACTTGGTATTACTGATCAACAGTAAGATAAAGCAACACTAGTTGTTGCTATGGACATTTCATCTGATGCTGGTCTCACCGTTACCTTTGACGAGGAGACCAGCACCTTTTCTTTTGAGTGGGATGAAGAGACTCATCCTGAGTACAACTTTATTAAAGATTTCACCGACGAAACTTTTGCTACCATGATGCGCGAGTACATCGAGAGCTTGGATCTCTTTCCCAATGACGAGGAAGCCAGCGACGATTCAACCGAAGTTCCAGCCAGGTGATCGGGTAGCAGAGCGCCCGAAAGCATCTCTAATCTCTGCTATCCGCAAGGAAGCACGAGAGATTGTTAAAAAGTACACAAGCCATCGCCGTGGTGTTGTGGTTGGCAACACCATCAAAGTACTGACTTCAAGCAATGGTCGCACCAGCAGGGTTTGCTACGTCAGTATTCTTTGGGACGGATTAAAAACTCCTTCTCAACATTCACAAATGCGTATCTGTTTAGAAGAAGAATTTGATAAGATCCGTCAAGATCATTACGCATTAACTGAGTAACGTTATCTGCTACTGGATTCAGCAGTCCCCGTTGTATAGTGGTAGAAAGACTGGTTGAATATGGCAGCTTTTAACAACATGCCAAACACAGTTAATGTAATCCAGGGACTTCTTGTTCCTGCACATGATTACGTTAGCTTGTCATATACAAGTGGCAACGTAACTGGTATTACCTATAAAGAGGGTGGCTCCAGTGGTATTACGGTTGCTACTTTGACTTTAACCTATGATGGTCTGAACAATCTTCTTACTATTACTAGGAGTTGATTGTGGCTTATCAGTATAATCCTTTCACTGGTAACTTAGATATTGTTTCAACCGGAGGCGGTGGAGGAGGTAGCGTCACGATTGCTGCTTCTGCTGCTGATGTGCTTGATGCAAGCTCTAACATCATCGGTGCTGACGATGCAGGTTCTGACAAGATTGTCTTTTGGGATGATAGTGCCAGCAAACTAACTTATCTTACGGTAAGCACAGGTTTAACTATCAGTGGCACTACCTTAACTTCTGAAGTAACATCTGCTGCTGTTTCAATTGCAGATATTATTTCTGTTAGCTCAGGTACTATCAGTGCTGACGATGCAGGCTCTGATAAAATAGTGTTTTGGGATGATAGTGATAGCAAGCTGACATACTTAACTGTTGGCTCTGGTCTATCAATTTCTGGCACCACAATCACAGCTACTGGTGGCGGTGGTAGCGTTACTGTTGACCCTGTTATTGCTGGAATGATCTTCTAATGGCTGCACCTAATTTAAAATCTCCTACAACAATCACAGGTAAGACAGCTCGCTATGCTGTTACAACCACCTTAGCTGCAGCACTAAGTAACGCTGCTGCAAGCAATAAAGTATTAAAGATCAATAGTATTTTTTGCGCCAACGTAGATGGTGTAAATGCTGCTGATATTAGTCTTTCTATTTTTGATGGTACTACAGATCGTTATATTGCTTTTACAATTGCTGTAGCACCTGATAGTACACAAGTTCTCAGCACAAAAGAAACTTATTTCTATCTTGAAGAAGGAGATAGTCTTCGTGCACAAGCTAGTGCAAATAGTGATTTAGTTCTTGTTATCGGTTACGAGGATATTAGCTGATGAGACTCGGAGTTATTGGCGGCACAGACAGCAAACGAGCATCAGGAGTTTATCAAGCTGATGACATAGTAGCGTTGCAAGATGCCAAAAAGTACGTAAGCCGCTTTGGTTACGACAATGTGTTCAACGCGCTGGCAAGTTCTGGTATTGAAAACGGTTTCGATGTCAGTCGTGATGGCCGGTATGTCTATGTATCCGTAACTGGAACTAGAACAACAGCCATCATATTTCAATACGAATGTTCGACGCCTTGGGATCTTTCAACCATCACCTATTCAGGTAAAAGCCTGGTAGTTGGTGATTGGGACCTTAACTGTAATGGACTTGCAATTAGCAACGATGGCACCCGTCTGTGGTTTACTGGACGGGCTGGTGCTACCGTCTGGTCGTGTACGTTATCTACGCCTTATGACCTTGCTACGGCCACGGTTGATGTAAAGAGGGTTTACATTGGCACGCAAGATCTATCGTCAGAGGGTTTCGTCTTTGGTGACAGTGGCACCAAGATGTACGTTTTAGGTAACACCAGTAGGATAGTGTATCAATACACACTGAGCACTGCGTGGGATGTCAGCACAGCTACTTATTCCACTAAGAGCTTTAGTGTAAACACTCAAGATACCAACGCACAGGGCATTTTCTTCAAGAGTGATGGCTTGACTTTTTACATGGTCGGAGCAACTACCGACACGGTGTATCAATACACGTTAAGTACCGCTTGGGACATTGCTACTGCAAGTTATGCCAGTAAAAGCAAAGCAGTTGGCACAGAAGAAATAAACCCTAGTGATGTGTTCTTTAAGCCTGACGGCCTCAAGATGTACGTCATAGGATCAACAGGTGACGATGTTAATGAGTATGACCTAAGCACGGCATGGGATGTCAGCACCGCTACATTCTTGCGTGTCTCTGCCACTGTAGGAGAGACTGCACCGAGTGGCTTGTGGTTCAAGGACGACGGCACCAAGATGTACGTTATAGGTCAAGCCAATGATGCCGTGCGTGAGTTCACGCTGTCTACTGCCTGGAACGTGTCAACAATTTCTTTTTCTAAGTCACTCTCGATTGGTTTTGAGACTGCTCCAACGGGCGTCACGTTCAAAGACGATGGCACTGAGATTTATGTCCTAGGTCGCACCAATGACTGTGTTTATGAAATTCAGTTAGGTACAGCTTGGGATACTGGCACCGCAAAAGGTTTTACTTATGTTGGCGGTACTGAAACTACACCAAGAGGTCTTCATATTAACAGCGACGGCACACTTTTGTTTTTAACTGGCGGCAGTAATAGCGTCCGCAAATACACGTTATCAACCGCCTATGAATTAGGCACGGCAACGTTATCCCAAAGTTTTTCAGTTACTGGAAGTTATGGCATTCATGTAACTGCAGATGGATTGCGGATTTATGTGACACTAGATAGCAATGCAGCAAACCCTGCGGGCGGCAGGCAAGTTCGACAAATTACGCTTACATCTCCGAACGATTTAACGACAGCAACACTTAGTACAGTTGAGTTAATTCCTTTGCTTGGATTAACTGGAACAGCAAGCACTCCATGGGGCGTCCGCGTTTCTCCTGACGGCACTCGCATGTTTGTGTTATCTGACAGCACTCAAGGTATGTACCAATTCTCGTTGAGGTTTGCATGATGCTCTACTCTTACCATACCTGTTGGCCCCAGGTTTTACCTTTTCGTATCCGTTTAAGCGATGGTTCTACACGTACAGATCCATCTACATTTACAGCAGAAGAAATTGCAGATGCTGGATACACTGGTCCGTACGTTGAACCTGCTTACAACCCTGAAACAGAAGTTTTAAACTGGGATCCTTATACTCTTACTTTTTATATCACTCCGAAACCACCGGAACCACCTGTTGATCCCATAAGTGAGTGACAAGATTCAGGCTACAGGAGCTTTTGATCCTTTAGTAGATGAATACTCATTCTCTATCTGTAGTGGTTCTCTTGTCGTTACGTTTGATTTCTTAAAAAAGGATGACATTGAACATTTAGTTTCGTGTCTTTCTTGTATGCTGGTTGACGACGAATCAGCCAACCGATGAGCATTGTTGAACTTGTTTGGGCAACGCCAGATGCCGAAGCACTGATCACAAAGATGGCTCGCGTTTCAGCGCCAGCCAATGAGAACAACATGGAGACTGCTCCTAAGTTGCTCCATTATCTAATTAAACATGCTCACTGGTCGCCATTTGAAATGGCAAACATGTGCGTAGAGATTCACACAACGCGTGCAATCTCAGCGCAGATCATCCGTCACCGTTCGTTTTCCTTCCAGGAATTCAGTCAACGCTACGCAGACATCAACCTGTTAGGTTCAACTTATGTGCCGCACCTGCGTCGCCAGGATACAAAGAACAGACAGAATTCTGTTGATGATCTTGATGCGGAGATGACCGGTCAGTATTACCGGCGCATCAGTACTCTTTTTGAAGAAGCTGAACATCTGTATAAAGAGATGGTGAGTTCAGGTGTCGCAAAAGAATGTGCACGTAACATTCTTCCGCTTGCTTCTCCAACCCGTATCTATATGAATGGGTCCTTGCGTTCATGGATTACTTACATTGCTCTCCGTGAAAAGCACGGTACACAAATGGAACACATGCAGATTGCAAAGGACGCTAAGAAAATTTTCTGTGGTCAGTTTCCTACGATTGCAGAAGCTCTTGGCGGCACTGAAGAATGGACAATCTAAAGAATAAAGTATAAACAATTAGTAACACTTAATTTCCTGGGCATCCTTTGGAGTAAGTCCCAGGCTTTGTTGTATTTGCACACACCACGATGGACAACAAACTACCTAAAGTTCCTGAAAAAGCGCTTGAAGCTTTGAAGGATGGCATTCAATCTGTTCTTGATTCTAAAGATTGGACTGGTTTTCTTTCTGCTATACGGTGCATACATGACTATAGTTTCAACAATAAGTTGTTGATCATGATGGCGCAGCACAAGCGTGGATGGGCGTTTAGTCCATTTGTTGCTGGTGCCAGGAAGTGGAACGATAAGTTCAATCGGCAACTTAAGAAAGGTGAGTTCACCAATCCCATCTGGATCCTTGCTCCAGTACTCATTAAGAAGACAGATGAGAATGGACAGGTCCTCTGTCGTGCGGATGGAACGCCAGAGCAAGTGCCGATTCGCTTTCGTGGGGTGAAGGTCTATGACCATCATCAAACAGAGGGAGATCCAATCCCTGAACCAGACACCACTGGCATGATGGCACAGCTAGAGGGAGACATTTCCTCGCATGTCATGGATGGTATGGTTGCTGTCGCAAAGCGCCGTAGCGTTGAGGTGCAGCGTTGTTCTGCAGCTGATCTTGGTTCTGCTTTAGGCCGCTGCTGGTTTGCCAATCAGGGCCGCGCCAGCAAGATTGAGATCAGCTCTGAAATCAATGAGATCACTGCTGTCAGTGTCATGGCTCATGAGCTAGGTCACGCCATCCTTCACAACCGTGATGAGTACCAGGAACATGACTCTTCCTCCATCAAAGAACTGGAAGCTGAGTCAGTTGCTTATCTGGTTTGTTCTCATTACGGCGTGGATCTTGGTCGTCGCAGCTTTCAGTACATTGTTCATCACAACACTGCATCTGATGATGTCGTTGCAGATCTCTTGAAGTCCGGTGATCGGATTTTCCGTGCCTACGAGGAAATCATTAAGACCACTGATGACTACCTCACGACAGAGCCAGCTCCAGTGGCTCGACAATTGTTTGTTAGTACTTTATAATTTCTTTGGTTCTGATCAGACCCTCGTGGCCGCGAGAACGTCCGGTTACTTTCAGGCGTAACTGGATACCTGATATCACAGAGTGGAAGCTGTGATGTCAACGATGAAGCAGAAAGAGGAATGGGGGCCGACCCTCATTTAAAACCCGTGAACGGGATCCTCTTTTGTTAAAAATTTTTGCAGGGGCGCAACCCCACCGATAGCTACACGGCAGGGCTGTTCACTTACCAGCAGAAGGAAACCACAAAAACTTCTGCTCCCCAGGGCCTGACGTGGTTCTTCTACGGCCCCTTGGTATAATAGGTTCTATGTGCTTTACAAAAACCTTACCATGGCCGTATTATGCAAACCCAAGATCATAGGAACAGTAGCCTGTGATTCCGGTTCAATCGCTCTTGTTGACCCGTCTCATCTTGAAGTATCGAACGCAGATACTGTTCAGCTTCCTCATTGGAATCTGTTTACTTCTGTTGATACTGAAATGGGGGATGGAGAATTTGTTGTTTACGCTCAACGTGACAACCGTGGTTGTTTGCGTCGAGTCATCATTGAAATTGAATGATTTCTACTTACGTCTTTCTAGTCTGGGTTCTTATTAATATCATCTTTCTATTTAACTTTACGCTTCCGGTTGGTTACCTTGTTATTGTCAACCTGTCCTTTATAGTAGCCAGTATCCTTTCGGACACTGAACCTTCTAATCGGATATGAGCAACCTGCTTGACCCCAGGCGCGAGCCCAATCGCTGGCTTGCTGCTATGTTTGATCACCTTCTCCAGGTTGGCGATGCTGACTCTCTTGATTCTCTTCGTTCTGGTTATTATCAACTTTGTAATGTTGTTGAGCCTGGTTTGATTGACAGTCTATTTCAACCTTGGATTGAAGCATATCTTCAAGGACTCCAGGAAACGGATGAAACAGAAAACATTCAAAGTATCCAGCGTCCACCGCAGGGGCTAGAGGATCTGCCGGAACCACTCCAATAATTTCCCCTAACTCATACAACGGTTCAGAAGCGTACGGTGGTCTGTGCCACCAAAACTTTAAGGCTTCCCAATCTACTAACCAGTCCGGGTGGTATGCCAACCACCTGGACCATGCTTTAAATTGTTTTTCTGGATGCCTTGAAGTGCAATCTAAGTACAGACAGTCACCAGGTTCTATTTGCCAGCGTGCTAACAACAGGTGTTTAAAGCCTCGATTGATTGATTTGAAACCACCCTTGCCTGTTAGGTGGCTACGCATGTTGCTAGCACGTTTGTTTTTTTTATTTCGATACCAATCGTTAAGTTGTCGTTTTGATTTACTAATAGCATAAGCTACACGCCACACCCAATGATTACCGGTAAAGCAAAACTCTGGTGTTAAAAAGAGTTTGCAATACTGATCATTGATTTTAAACGTAGTAGTGCTACGCTTTCGGGATACTCTATAGGTCATGGCGTGGACGATCTTATCATTGCTATCCAACAAGATCCCGAATTATGGGAGATTGTTGAGAAGCTGAAAAGTCCTGATGAAGATCTAGAAGATTTCCTGCTCAGCATAGCTCATATGCTATCCATTGAGTTTCAGGAGCTTCATAAAACAGATCTTTCCGATAAACTTGCTTCTTTATTCGGTGGTCTTCCTAGTAAGTCACTGATCATGGCACCGATGCTCCTGCACATTGCACTGGACATCTTTTTGATGCGTGCCATTCCTCAACAAGAGGAGGGGTGATATGCAACACGGTTATGTTCTTTGTAACTATGATCTGTCTCAGGTGTTGTGTCTGACGCCAGAGAAAGATGGCGTGGTCCTGCAAGATGTGAGCAGTACAAAAGTACTCAATAAAGCGATATGCTTGTCAGACCTGACTGAAGCTAAGAATGTTTTACAAATGCTTCAGAATAAAGAGATGACAGGCGATCTTGAGATTGTTAATGTGGCACGACTGTACAAGAAATTCTTCTAAGGTGATCTCAGTATGAGACTTGTTCTAGACCTTGAGAGTAATGGATTGTTGCCAGTGATGGACACGATCCATTGTATTGTTCTGCGTGATCTAGATACAGGTAACATCATTAGCTGTGCTGATCAACCTGGTTATCACAGCCTTGAGATGGCCCTTGATTTTATAAGAGAAGCCACGTTAATTGTTGGGCACAACGTTATCAAGTTTGATATACCTGCCCTTAAAAAAATATATCCAAGCTTACAACTTAAACCTAATGTTGAATATTACGATACGTTAGTTGTTAGTAGGGTTATGTGGCCCGAGTTAGAGCCTGTTGATGCTGCTAAGTTTTCACATATCCCACGTAAATACTTTGGTCGCCACAGCTTAGCAGCCTGGGGTGAGCGCCTTGGCGTAAGCAAGATTAACTTCAAAGAAGAAAGTAAAAAAGATAACGATGAAGTAGAAGATGTGTGGGAAAGATGGACTCCTACAATGCAAACATATTGTGAAGGTGACGTAGAAGTATCGACTAGACTATATGAATATCTTTCCTGCCAACAGCTTGACCCCAGGTGTCAGCAACTAGAGCATGAGTTTGCTCTGGTCATGATGCAGCAGGAAACATTTGGGTTTCCCTTCAATGAAAAGGCAGCCTATGCGTTGGTCAACACGCTCAAAGCTCGACGCTCTGAGCTTGAGGATGAACTGCAAACAACCTTCCCGCCAATCGAGGAAGAACGCTGGTCGGAAAAGACTGGCAAACAACTTAAAACAGAGATTACAGTATTCAATCCTGCCTCCAGGACACAGATCTCGCAGCGGCTACGAGCTAAGTACCCTGAGATTACATTTGAATCCACGAAAAAGGGTAAGCCCAAGGTGGATGATGACGTTCTGGAATCTCTTGGTCAGAAATATCCAGAAGCTAAGTTGTTGGCTGAGTACCAACTCTTTAACAAAAGGCTTGGTCAAATCGCAGAGGGGAAGGAAGCGTGGTTAAACCATTGCAGGATCTATAACGATGGCCGTATTCATGGCGAAGTTATTACTAACACTTGCATTAGCGGCAGATGTAGCCACAAACGGCCCAACATGGCCCAAGTCCCCAGTGTTGGTCACGCTTTTGGAGCTGAGTGCAGGGCTCTGTTTTATGCTCCTGATGGTTGGTTGTTGGTTGGTGCTGATGCTTCTGGACTCGAACTCAGGGCGCTAGGCTCCTGGCTTGCTTACTTTGATGATGGTGAGTACGCCAGGCTAGTCAGCACTGAGGGTTTTGATATCCACACATACAATGCCAAACTCTTTGGGATCTACGATGGTGTAGGCGAGATCAGCAAGGCTACCCGTGATCTATCGAAGCGGCTTATTTATTGCATCTTGTATGGTGGCGGTGCAAAAAAGACTGGATCCATTATTTCTCCTGACGAAGGTGAAAATACCCAGTACCAGCAGGGTAAGAAAACCATTGATACGTTCTATCGGAATCTACCTGCTATCAAGAAGCTTAAAGATCTCATCGAAGAACGCATTACGCAACGCGGTTATCTTACTGGTATTGACGGCAGACGGTTACAGATTCGCTCTAAACATTCAGCCCTCAACCAACTCCTCCAATCGACGGGAGCGATTGCGGTAAAGAAAGCAACAACAATTCTTTATGATGATTTAACTAATGAAGGATTAGTCTTTGCAAAGGACTGGGGATTTGTTGCACACGTACACGATGAATATCAGGCTTTAGTTAAGCCTGAGTACGTTGATCTTTATACCAAGCTAGCTATTGATTCGTTCCGTAAATCTGGTGAGTACTTTCAGTTGAAGTGTCCACTTACTGGTGAAGCCAGGACAGGTAAGAACTGGCAAGAAACTCACTGATTACTTAGATTCAACTTGGAAAGGACCACCATATCCTGTTCCTTTCAAGCGATGTTTAGATTCATCGTATCCATATTGACGCAAGCTTTGCTCTAGCCCACTGTAATCACTTCCTCTAAAGCGATCTACAACAGGATCAATCACATAATCTGTGACAACATCTGCAAGTTTTTCTGCGCCGCGACCAGCTAATTCTCCAATAACTCCTTCAGTAAAACCACGCGTTGCTGGTGGTCCTGCATAAGTTGCAAATGCGCCACCAAGTAAACGACGGCCTTTAGGTAAACCTAGCTCACCTGCTAATCTAAAAGCGTTACGAGTTGCCAATGCTTCTTCTGCAAGCGTGTGTCTTATGCCAGGAGAAGTTACATTGCTTAAAAGTCCTTCAAGTCCAGCTTGCCATAAACTTCTGTTTTCATCTTGAGAATTTCTGCCTGCACTTAAACCACTGATAGTTCCTGGTTCAATATACTGTTTTCCATATCGTAAGTTGCGTTCTTTTTGCGCAAGACCTGGATCAGCAAAGTTAAGAGCGTGTCCAAACTCATGCAAAGTAACCGGTGCTGAATATCTAGCATAATTTTTTAGTTGTGGTTTTTCATCCATTAATTTATTGAAACGTTCATCTAACTCAGGTTTGCTGCCCCAAGGTAGGCTTTGAAGATCCTGCATAATAGGTGATATTTTTTCATCGAATTTTCCAAGATCTTGCATGTATTTTGCACGTGCTTCATCAGACAAAACTCCTTGAACATTGACACGATTTTCATTATCGAAAAAAGCATCAGGATGGTCTATAAAACCGGTAAAGTTTACAGGTGTTCTTAGTTTTGGATTAAGAAACTCTTGTACTTTTTCAATGGTTGATAAAGGAACTTGTGTTGCAGGATTTGCTCTTAATTTATTGAGTGTTTCACTTCCTAATGAAGCTGATTGATTTAGTAAAGACCGAGCTGCGTTAACTCCTGTAACTTCTCTTGCAAAATTCTGTGCTTCTTCTACTTTTCTACGGTTTACAGACTGTCCTACATAAGGACTATCAGCTCCACCAGGGAGCAGCCCTCCCGCTAAGTTTTTATCTACGGCTCCATAAACTTTTTGAAAGCCGCCGCTTAGCCAGTTAGGAAAAGGCATTGTATTTTTTAACCTACTTTAATTTTAAATTACTTTTTCTTTCCGCCGTTCTTAGCTTTACGAGCATTGGCATTACCGCTATTCTGCTTAGCATTTTGCTTAGCAGTTGCAGCGGATTTTTTGTTCTTTGGTTTAGACATTAGCGGCTAATTTCCTCCCAATCTAGAGAAGCATGGATGTCTGCACCGCTAACATCAGATGCTGCAATTAAAGTCAGCTCGTAGGGTGTAGATGTAAAAGGTTCTCTTTCTAATTGGAAAGTAAAAAGAGCTTCCTTAAGAATGTCAACTGGAGTAGATCCTTGGTTAGCGCCAATGGTATAACCGCTGGCTAAGATTCGTCCAGTTCCTTGGGTAAATCCTGTACCCGTAATGTTATATTCTACTGCAGAATTAGTTCCTGCACTAACCCACGTTCCGCCTGTTGTTGTACCACTTGCAACAACTCTCCAGTTATATGTTGCATTGTTTGTAATCCCAATCAATGAAAGAGCTGTCAAAATAACAATGGCATCTAAACGATTAGGAGATGTTTTAAGCCGGATTGACGCCAGGGGGTAGTAGGTTCCTGCTGTTGTTAGGTCAACAGGAGTTGTAATTGGAGTACCAATTGCTTGTTGTACGCCCCTAAGTTCGTAGCCTCCTTCGGAAACAACAGAAGAACAAACTTGTTTTAATGTACTGTTACTTGCAGTTGTTCCTGTGTTTTCAATCTCATAGCGTAAAGGTAAAGATGCTGTTGTGATATAGGTTGAAGTAATTATATTGGCGTGATGGAAAGAATGGCAGTGAATAAATACACCATTGATAACAAAACCTAAGCGAACTGTTCCTAAACCAAGCCACTCAATATCCATCCAAAAGATCTGTGCTTTTGTAATATCAAGAGTCAGTCCTGAAAGACCTTCACCATCTAATTTATCTACGTTCCAGTTACTCTGGGCTACACGTGTTTCTGTTACGGATCCAGTGACGCTGCTTCTTTCAACAAAAGATAAGGTTGAACCATTTAATTCAACGTAGATACCATTATCATTTCCAAAGTATCCAACACGTTGACGTAAATTTTGTTTTGCAGGATTGAATACAAAAGTATTTAATACAAGAAGACTTTTACCTGGTTGGTATGAGAAAACCTTAGTAGTTTCTCGATATACTTTTGATCCTGACGTTGTTGTTACGTTTAAATTAACTAAACCTTCGCTAGTACTGAACGATGTTGTCCCACCACTTGCTGTATTTATTGCCCACAAACCATTATCGTTATAGCGATGGCTAGAATCAAACAAAGTTAAGGGTTGTGACATCCTTAACCGTCCAAAAGCATCACTTGCTATTGAACTGCCTCCACCTGATGGAGCTGTTATCGCTACATTTAGTACCTGATCATCAGGATTTAGTACTTTGACAACCTCATAAAGATTGTCATCTCTTTCAATAACGGTTGCCATGATTACTGCGCCGAGAAGCTAAGACGTACAATAGCATTTGTTCCGCCAGTTTCTTTGTAGAAGTTAGCGCGAACAAATTTCACAGGGATGTTGCTGGCTTTATAAACAAAGGTTCCGTTCTCAGTTATGGTATTTGAAATGATGGGTCCGTAGTGCGTTCCATCAATGCTGCCATCCAGTCGAACAACAACATTTGTATCAATATTGCTGACGGTAGCTACCAAAGAATAATTCTTGGTGGAGAAGTAATTGTTTTCATACACAGACACAGGTGGCGTTGTTCCAGGCGCTGTTAGCTCTCCTGCGTTAAAGAACAACGTGTCCTGAAAATACGTAACCACTTCTTAAGACTCTTTTCTCCTTGCCATTCTAGAAGAAGTAAGTACAGTACACACGGTGCCCACCTTCTCATGGAACCCCAACGCATCAGTGCTATTAAAGCCTCCCTGTACGACATGTCCATGGAGGAACTTCAAGATATGAGCGATGATCTCAGCGATCTCATCTCAGTCTTAATCACGCGCCAGGTAGCAATCGAAGATGCCATCTTGGATCGCCTTGAAGCAGCTTTTGCAAAACAGGCATGAACCCTGAAGAGCATAAGTGGCACCAGCGTTTTACCTTGTTGGCTAGGCAAGTCGCCAGCTGGAGTAAAGATCCATCCACTCAAGTTGGTTGTGTACTAACCAACAACAAAAAAGTTTTAAGTGTTGGATATAACGGATTTCCTAAGAACATTAGTGATGACCTAAACCGACTCATTGATCGTGAGCAAAAGTATGAAATCACTGTTCATGCTGAAGTTAATGCAGTCACAACAGCTGCACTTCACGGTGTCAGTACTGAAGGCGCTAACGCTTACATTACTTTCAATCCATGCTCTCGCTGTGCTGCTGTACTTATCAACGCAGGTATTAATGCCATCTATGTGGATGGCGGTTCCGAAATCCCTGAGCGTTGGTTAGAAAACTTCATACTGGCCAGCAAAATTCTTGCTGAAGCCGGGGTAGAGTACCACACCATTGATCCCACTTCCTAATCATGAACAATCTGCTTGCCACTGGTATTTATGCCGGTGAGAAATTTATGGATAATGGTTTGCGTTTTGTGCAAATCAATCTTCCAAAGGTAGGTAATTCAGGTGCACAAGTTCCTCTACTTGTTGTACCTAATAAAGCTGCAGGTGAAACCTTTGATGTGTTTCAACCTGGTGCAACATTATTAGTTGGAGGTCGGTTGTATCCCAACCGTCAAGATTACAAGATGTACTTGGTTCCTAACCAGGTGTTTCAGATTGCTCCCCCTAACCTCGTAGTTAATCAGGTTAATCTTGCTGGTGGTGTGGGATTTATTCCAGAACAAAACAAGGAAGATCTGTTTACTTTCTCGCTGATGTGCTCAGCTCCAGCGCAGCAGATCCTTGGCCACACTTGGGATGACAGCCTTGCGTTCCGCATGGAAGCATGGGGTGATGATGCTAAGCGCATGACTGCAAACCTCCATGTGGGACGGCAGATCGCTGTGTCTGGCGTGCTCCGCTACAACACCTGGACCACACAGGATGGTCAGCAGCGTGGTATGTATCAGGTCCGCGTGAAGAGTGGTACCTATGCCTTCTTTGGTAAGAACAAGAAGAAGGAAGAACAGAATGAGCTGCGGGCTGTCAACACTGGCAATCGGTTTGAGTCGCCAGCAGCTGTAACAGCGGAGCCTTATCAGTCCTCTGTGCAACTGCCTCCTTTGCAGCAGGACGTACCAGCCGGTATCAACGGTGACGATGTTCCTTTCTGATAAGAAAAAGTAATACGTAACAATGAATTCAATCCATCTGCCTTAGCTAAGGTAGGGGAGGCGAAGAACCAAGGGTTGCAGGTGCTACTGCAACCTTTTCATCCTCAGGTCAGCGCCAGTGGAGCCAACCCGTTGTGCAGGTGCAACTCCTGCTCTGAGGACCATCCAAACGCAACGAACGTAATGTCTGTACTGGACCGCTACCTTAATATTGAGAAGTACCAGGGTGTCCTGCGTGACTTCTGCAACTGCCAGATCCTGAATGACAAGAGCCAGTGCGGTCTCTTTCTGAAGGACACTGTGCTGGCCCGTATTGGGTGGACTGGTACTCCCGATCAATTCCCTGATGCTGAGGAGTATGAGCACACCTACAACAACGGTGACAGCAACAAAGGAATCTTCTTTAAGACTCCCCGCATGGTAGTGCTGCACTGCGGTTTCAGGAAAGATGTCACCTTTATCGAGAACTCCGAGAAGGGTGGCATCGAAGGAATCTATCCTCGTGATTCGTTTCTTTATGACGATTGGCAAGAGAAGAATCCTAACAAGCCTTCGCCTTACAAGCGTCGTCGCCTTGTTCTGATCTTCCTTGTCAATGAGAAAGGCACTCCGGTTCACAAGAAACCGCTGCTCCTTTCCATCCACGGTGGTGCTTCCAACCTGTTTACCGATGCTTACGGCACTTTCATCGAGCAGCTGGAGTCTGCTTTTGCTGAATTTGCTGGGCTGAAAGGCGGTGCTGGCTTTGACCCCAAGCAAGCAGCTGCTGCAATCTTCACTCCCACCTTTGGTTCTCAGCTTTATGGTGAGAACAACAAGAGCTGGATTGCGTTCCCTAAGCAATGGGTTGTTCCCACGGTCAAGAACATCGAGTCCTTCTTCCCCAAGGGTGACGATGATATTGACTTCATTGAGGAAGTGTGGGAAACCTGCCCGCCTGAGGTGTATGCCAAGTCCTTCTTCCAGCAATGTGAAAAGGAGATTGGCTACCACGCCATCAAGCCTGGCCTGGATTTCTCCCTGCCTCCTGTTGAATCGTCTGGATCCAGTGCTCGTGTGCTGACCGGCGCACGGGATCCTGAGACCGGAGAGATCAGCCTGGATTGATCTAGACTGCTCCTGGAATGTTCAACCGCTCCTTCGGGGGCGGTTTTTTATTCTTCGTAATAGGTCTTGATCACATCTGCCTCCAGGTTGGCAAGCCGTGCGATTAAATTTCTAATGATGGCCTGGCGTTGTACAGATAGCTGAAGAAGTTTCAGTGCTCCTGCTCTTAAAACATCTGGATCAGTAACAGCTTCTAATTCCTTTGCAATCTTTGCTTGAAGAAACTCATCTTCTAAAGAAAGATTAAAGTCATCAGGGCTGAACTTAAATTCAATTAATTCAAAGCCAGACATTATTGACATGGCATAATGTTCAGTCTAAACATTCAACATTTAATGTCAAGTAATCATTGTTACTGTGCTTGACACCACAGGCTAAGAACCTAGACTGCCACTGGCTTCTCAGCTCTCAGCTACAATGGCAAAGAAATCCTTAACAGGAACCATTCACAAAGAGTCCGTGCCCAAGCGGACCTCTATTGGTCATGGCCGACGCAAGCGTGGCTCATTTAAAAAATCTAAAGCCTATCGCGGGCAAGGAAAAGGTTGATTTCTAGACCTGGAGTAAGTCTTAAAACTGCTCCTGCACACACCACCTGACCGTAATGACCGTAACTGAAGCGCTACTTTCTGATGCTCAACGTCTTGTGTATGGACGTAGAAGAATTATTGATGCTCTTTATCAAGAAGATCCAGATAAATTCAAAGTTCTACAAGCCACTGATATTCAATCTATTTCACTTGAAGATGATCTGGTTTGTTTACAGTTAACTGACACCCAACTCTATATAGAGAGGGCAAAAATCCTTAAAAATTTCTGGGAGCACCGCACGCGCACCCCTTCCTACTTTGATTACAAGGTTTGGAGCCAGGCATTGAGCAGTCGTCCTTGGCAAGGAACACCTGTTGCAGCATTGGATTACGGTCCGTCCCAAGCCATTGATGCGCTGGAGCCTTTGCTGGGACGCCCGCCCCGGATTCAAACAGACCGTGATGGAGTACAGAAGTTGTACTTTGTCATGGAGAAAGAAGAGATGTGCAGCTGTGAATCATGGAATCAAATGCATGTCCACAGGCATGAACTTTCCGATGAGTTCTCTACTTATACCGACATAAAATTTAAGCCCATTTGTAAACATTTACAATGGTGTTCTGCCAACATGATGCTTCATGCAATTCGGTTTGAATCCAGGCAGAGCGATAAAGAATACAATCCAAGAATGTGTGTTTACTATTTTGATCATCGTCGCGGTTTGTTACTGTATCGCGTTACTTATGACGGCGTAAAAACAGGTGGTCAATGGTTACCCGTTGGTGGTTGGAAAGAAAAAGCTGTCTATGACAGTAACCACATGCCAACCGGAGCTTGCTGGCAAACCTTTACGGATGCGCTGACCCAAGATCCACCTTTTAAACTTTCACTCTATTCTCATAGCCTGGGTGCATTGATGAACAGCACCCGCGCTAAACAGTCCTGATTGCACACCACGACATTACTCACCATGGCTGACAAGCTTTCCCTGATCCAAATTGCTGAATCCATCCAGCACATCAGCTTTTTGAAGGATATGCCTGACATCCCTGAGGATGAGCGGGCCATGCTGGAGCAGCACCTTCACGATCTGGCTTCTCGCCAGGAGTCCAAGTTTGATGCCATCATCGGCATGATTAAAAAGTGTGATGCTTATATTGAAGCATTACAAACAGAGATGGATGAGATCAAACAAAACCTAGATGCATGGAAAAAGAACCGGGAAAAGATGGTTTCTATTGTTAAGTTTGCTTATCAACAGAATCTGATTGATAACAAGCCAACTGGTACTAAATATCAAGCTACGATTCGTAGAGTTAAGCCACGTCTTGTAGATAACTTTGAACACTGGGAGGAGGAAGATAAGACTGAGTTTGGTTTGCGTAAGACCACGACAATAACGCGCATTAAAGACAACACTGTTGTAGATGTAAAGCAAGAGGATTTACCTGATAAAGATCGGGTGCGTGATGCACTTGCTACAGATGACGGTTCAGCGCCAGCAGCAGCTCAACTTGTTCCTGGATTCTCCTTTGTTTATGAGCGTTGTAAAAGGTTAAGTACCTGATCACACTTTTAAGTTCCAACAACAACAACAACAAATTCAACAATGACTCAAGAACACCCGATTACACCGCCCCCTGAGCTGGTGGAAAAGTGGCTGGAGAACACTTGCTCGCATGACTGCATCGGAGCTTACCCGGCGAACTACGAGCAGCTCATCTGCACCCAAGCCGCCCGCTGGGGCGCTGATCAGGAGCTGGAGGCGTGCTGTGAGTGGCTTAAAGCCAAAGAGTGGATTCACCACGAATTCAGCGACGAACTCCGCGCCGCCCGTCGCCCCAAGCCGCCGAGCTTGAAGGAGCAAGCGCTTGCAGTTTTAGACGACGCCTCAGATCGTCTTGATGCTGCTCACGAAAACATCATCCGCCGCGCACTGGAGCAACTCGATGGCTGATTACACAGCAACGCCCAAGCAATGGGCCGAAATAGCGCATTGGTCTGATGAATACGGCTACGCTCCTCAAACCTGCATCCTTGAACTCCGCGCCAGGGTCAAGACGCTAGAAGATACGGTTCAAAAGCACATTGTCGAAACGAATTCAAACATTGTGGCTTTATTTAGCCGGGTTGAATCGTTAGAAGCTGCTGAACGCCAAGCATCAAAAGTCCACCAGATCAGCAAACCTCTGAAACTTACTGCAAAGCAACAGGCAGAGTTAAAGGCATTGCTGACGCCCGATTTTAGGGTTGGCATGACGCCAACTTCTACTTCAAACCAAGTTGGTAATTCGCTGGTGAATCAGGTAGCCCGTGCCATCGGTCGAGACGATGAACCCATCAACTGGGAGGAAGAAGCCCGCGCTGCGATCCGCACGGTGGCCTTGTGGCTTAACGAAACTCCCTTTGATCTCTACCCCGGTGATCGCGGCATCATTGTCAATGCTCTTTATGACCAAGTAAATCAATGACTGACTTCAAATTTGTGCCACTAAACAGCCTTGAGAATCGCCTCGGTGATGCTCTTGGCCTTGCCATTGCCATGATCCGCGATCCAAGCGCCGTGGACAACAAAGCCATGGCTCAGATCGAGGCGCCATTCAAGGAATGGTGTGATGCTCTCGTTGATGGAGGTCTACTCAATGACTGACACCACCCCACTGAGCCCCGCCGCGCAGGCAGTGCTGGATGCCCTGCACACAGAAAACTCAACGGGTCCAGAGCGGTATTGGGCTCGTGCCAATGCCGTTGCCGCCCTGCGTGCTGCTGCGGATCAAGTAGTGCCAAAGTTTTGGCATGAGGACAACGACATTTACGGTGAAACAATGCAAGACGTGCGTCAAAACCTCCTCGCCATCGCCGCCGAGCTTGAAGCCCAGTAGTCAACATCACTAATGCTCAAAGACATCACACGCTGTCACGGCACAGGCTGCCCCGCAAAGCAACATTGCCTCAGACACACTGCACCAATCCCAGACAATGTTCTCCTGTCATGGGCGGCAAACCTCAACTACGAGCGAGCGCACATCTGCGCTTACTACATGCCCGCTACGCCCAAGACCCAGTAGTCCGATCAACTAACACCATGACTGACCAATTTGTTAGCGCCAACAAAATGGTGCCGCCACGTGAGATTATTGAACAATGGGCTAATGAAAAGGATTACGACGAACGCGATTGGCTTTACGAGATCCACATAGCAAACTGTGCTGCTGCGTGGGGTGCTAACCAGCAACTAATTGCAGATGCAAAGTGGCTGGATCACAATGCCTTGAATGAACCTCACCTAAGGATCACCCCAGTGGGAGAATCATTGAAGGAAGCGATGCGTCCAAAAAGTATAAAGGAGCGGGCATTACACGATCTTCATACTGCTTATAACGCGGATCAAATTGATGACCTTGGGAGAAATTCAATGACTAACCAACAACACCCGATCACCCCACCGCCGGAGCTGGTAGAGCAGTGGCGCGATTTGCCCGAGTTCACCGATGGGCGGCGAAAGATGATCATGGTCACTCTTTCAAGAGAAAAACTTCTAGACATCGCCACTCAAGCCGCCCGCTGGGGCGCTGATCAGGAGCTGGAGGCGTGTTGCCATCTGCTGCGACAGCAGGGGTTTGACGTGGTTGACGACCTTCGCGCGACCCGCCGCCCAAAACTGCCATCATTGAAGGAGCAGGCCCTGAGCGAGTTGAACCTGACTGCTGATCCCAACGGAGCCGAACTTTCACGAACCCAGGTTGAACTTATCCGCCGCGCATTAGAGCAACTCAATGACTGAGAAACACCCGATCACCCCACCGCCGGAGCTGCGTCGACTCTGGGCACAGCAAGCGCAACGCAAGAATCCACGCGATCCAGTGGCGTGGCAAGAGTACATCGCCGCCCAAGCCGCTCGCTGGGGCGCTGATCAGGAGCTGGAAGCGTGCTGTGAGTGGCTAGTAGTAGATGACTGGAAAAATGTAAGCGAGAACCTTCGCGCCTTCCGCCGCCCCAAGCCGCCGAGCTTGAAGCCCAGTAGTCCGACCCACTTCTATTTAAATTCTGTTATAGTAAACAAGTTCCCGCTCTTTTTGATCGGGCAGATAGAGCCCAAGCCTCTGTCCAGTCCCTGAGGCTGGTTACGCTTGGGCCATCAATTAAGGGGACAACCCTGGACTGAGGTTGTCTTAAACGAAGTTCACCCATCAAAGTGTGCTCGCCCTTTATTGGTTACGCGTCAGGCAGACAGCCTGGAGGGCGGCCACGGTTCTGGAGGCGTCCGATAACGTCTCCCCGTTTTTTCCGCCAGTGAACCGTCGTCAACTCTGGCACCTCTGGGCAAAAGCACTCGGAGAAAAAACAGGACGGACAACCTCAGAAGCTGATCGGGTTGCCCTTATTCGTTCCGTTATTTTCTTAACTTATTTCTTAACCAATTGTTTCATTGTGGCTGGTGTCATTCGCCACTGGAACAATTGAGTCTTGTGTAAGACTTAACACTTTTTCCCTACTGTCCCTAGTAACCAAGAAGAACATCCGCTAATCTTGGTGCGCCCTTCCGTACCTTCTATGGCTGGTGAGTTCTACTACAGGGACTACGACACCTACTTCCCTACATTTAGCAATCATTCTAATAAGGTTGCTGAAATGATGTCTCATCTGAATTATCAGATTACCGAATTCGATTTGGCACCAGTGCCTAGTCAAGAGCTGTTTCGTATGACTTTAGATCTGATGTATTACGTTGATCAAAGTTACAAAGCAGACCACGGTATTTCTGATCAGTACGAAGTTCTTTCTTTCAGAACCAAAGATGAAATGCTTGATTCAATGCGATCTCTCCTCAAGGAAGAACTTGATCGGTACTTGGGATCTAGCGATGCAGCCAACCAATGAAACAACTAAGTCCTGGATCTGTGATGTTGATGAGGACGGTGTTCTCGTCTTCCCTGATGAACTCTGGAACCTCATGGGCTGGAAAGAAGGAGACACTATTGAATTCATTGATCAAAAAGATGGATCATTTCTTCTTAGGAAAGTAGACGAACTGCCTGACAGTCTTGATCATGTTTCAACTGTTGAAAAAGCAGTAAAAGATGATCAAACTTCTTAAAGATAAGTTAATTCGTCGGTTGAATGTTCATCTGGTGTCTCACATTGGGGCGCCAGAAACATCAACCGACTGGGTTAATGGCTATCAACAAGCCCTCAATGATGCTGAAAAGTTTCTTGATCAGCTTGAAGTTTATGAACCTTACACAGAATGAAACTTTCTGAACTGATCAACAAGCTGCAACGTCTTCATGACTTGTACCCACAGCTTGATCCTCAAATAACGCTAACGGAAGTAGCTTATTGCAGCTACGATAAGAATAAAACAGAGCCAGAGTTTTTCTGTCGTACTCTTGATAAGATTGCTTGTTTTGAATTGCAAACTTTTTTGCATATTCCTTCTGAACAACTCTTCTCTGAACGCGGTCCTTATCTAAACATCTTCTATGAAGGAGATGTAATTGATAAGCCAGAAGATTACTGGAAGAACAACTACTTTGCTCAACATGCAAACAAGCAAACTGGATCAACTCATTCAAGCAGCTGCTCAACACCAGACGCAGGAGTTGGAATGGATCAAAAATCTGTTTCAACAGAGGATGAAACTGATTACGGAACCAAATAAACTGTCTCATGAAAACACACAAACCGCTTGATCTCCAGCAACCTGATTGGGTGTGCCGTGATTGTGGTGGACAATGGGGATTATGGTGGGATGGTGGTAAATACTCTGGACCACCACATCACTGTGCTACCTATCACAAAGGAAGGTGTGGTGTTTGCGGTAAAACAACAGGCGTTACTGAAGCTCGTGATTATGGCGGCTTAAAAGAAGGTTGGCATAAACCTTTGATAGAGTAGTTAAAAACAAGACTATCTTAAAGTCATGCAGAACAAAGGAGAACTTAAAGAGCAGTTTCTTGCTAACACTCGTAAAAAAATGGGCATTAGCGAAGAAAAACGTCAAGACTTTAAGCAACGTGCTCAGGAGGCTAAAGCAAGGCGTCAGAAAAAAGCAGCAGAAATGAAAACAAGACCTGCTTAATAATTGCAATAACTTAAAAAACTGCTAATTTAGTGCTGTAAGTTCCATTTCATATGGCCCGCAGCACTAAACAGGTACGCTTTAAAGGTAAGCCCTCGGAAATCCTGGACCCAATTGAGTTCGAGGGTTACACCATTCAGTCTTTACGCCACGGGGTAACCGGTCATGTGCTCTATCGCTATCCCAGCGAAGAGTATGACTGGGAACCCTGCTGGGGTATGGACCTTGAAACAGCTAAAAAATCGGTGTTGCGCTGCAAGGAAGCAGAACAACTACAATCAAAAGCATAAATAGTTTTGTCATGGGACCAGCGAAGAACGACCTGATGGATGACCTTGCATGGTCTATTTATGAGTACCTAGTTGGCGAATCAACTAAGTATGAGGGTTCTTTACTGGTCCTAATGCCAATTACTAAAATTGCTAAACAATTTGAACGTAATCATCGCACTGTTACTAGGCGATTAAGTGCACTAAAAAATGAAGGGTTGATTACTCCTATCATCAAAAAAGACTATGTGACACTTTATAGTGTTGCCGATGCGGAGAGTCCTGATGAATGAACGAGACCACAACCCACTTACTGATCTCACCTTTTTGTTAGGCAGCTTTACTGACAATGGCCGTTCGCTTCGATCTTTCGTGAATCACCCTCAAGAATTGGCTATCACCATCTTGGTTACCGGGTTACTGTCCAACTCCAGGTGGGCTATGGATCCAGAAGATGCCATCAAGACAGCCTTTGTCATTCACGAGCAGATTCAGAAGGAAGTGCAGAACTATCAGTCTTTGAAGTTTGTCAACAATGTTGAAAACTGCTTTAAGAGACCGGAGTTGACGGAGGAATGAAAAAGAAATCCCCCTATGCTCCGTTGTATTACTTCGATGTGGACATCGAGTGGGGCCACCTCCGTATTGGCAAGCTACTCATTCACTGGTTTAACTCCAGCACAGAGCATGACAGCTGGGGAAGTTGCGATATTACATGGGATCTTAAGCATTCTTTCCTTTTTTGTTTTAATGAGGCCCGCCAGCGGTTTGAGTTTAGTCACCGCATCATTGATCCCGACATTCGCCGGGTTATGCAGGGCGTCAAACACTTCTAATTGGTTGCAACCACTCAGGTTTTTGCTACGTTACAGGGACTTGAGCCGCGCCTGTGCCTGCTGTACTGGATGAAATTTGTGCAGACGTTCGCTTAATAGAAGAACTAGAGCGCAAGATTTATACGCCGTACTCTAAAACTGCATCGTATGAGCAGTTCTTGGATTACCGTTCAGAAGGGGATACCCGTGTAGAAATTAACGGTAGTCGCCACTACAAAACTCCTTACGGTGCGCTTCCCTCTGTTACCACAATCCTCTCAGCAACTGGTGGTAACAAGGCAGCATTAGAGCGGTGGGCAAAAAAGAATCCAGGTGGACGAGAAGCAGCAGCTGCACGTGGTACCCGTGTTCACTCTTTAATGGAGGAGTATCTTCTTGGTATCAACAAGAATCCGCAGATTGATGATGAAGAGATTTATGACTTCTGGAAAGAGCTTCCTGAGAAACTTGACAAGCTGGAACGGGTGGTCTGGGCTGAAAACCCTGCCAATCCTAATGATTTTGCTTGGACGATGGGTGGTGATGGTATCTCCCGAGTCTGGCATCCAGGTGTTCACGAGAGCGAAACATGGGGTTGGGCTGGTGCTCCTGACATCGTGGCAGAGTACAAAGGAAAAGTGGTTCTTGGTGACCTTAAAACCAGTAATGGCCTGTATTTCAGTAAGTGGCCAGGACCTGAAACCTTGAAAAGCGAGTACGGAATGAAACGTGCTGGTTTCATGAAGTATCAGAAGTGCATGATGCAGATGGGTGCTTATGCCATGGCACTAGAGCACACCGTTGGAATTGTTCCTGAGATCATGATGATCTTTGTTGCAACACGGGAACGGTCCCAAGTGTTTGCTGTACAGGGCGGCACCATTGAAAAGTACAAGAACAAGTGGCTGGATGCTGTAAATAAGTATTATTCTGAGATTCTGCCGTCTCTTAATAAGACTGAGATTGATATGGATGTGGTGGACGGCGACGCCTAAGTGCAGGTGTCTGCCCCGTAAATTAAAGATACGAAGAAAAACGGTGGACCTCTGGGCACTCCTGTCAAGTCCCGCTACGCTGGTTCCGTCGTCTTCTCCCTGATCCGCAATAAAACAACGTGACGACCGCTACTCCAGAACCCAAGCCCCCTCATAAGCATCTGTCTCCAGGGCAGATCAATCTTGATCTGATTCCTGCGGATTTTCCCCTTACTCCGTTGCAAGGGAAGAAAGCTTATCTTCCGGGCTGGACTAGCGATCCAAAAACAATTGGTGAAATCCGTAAAGAATTAGAAGAGGGACGTGCAACTGGGGTTGGTCTCCTTTGTGGACAATGGAGTAATGACCTTGCTCTGATCTTTGTTGATGTGGATGGGGAAGATGCAATCCCCGTCATCGAAGAGCTAGGTGGTGGTCCAATTAATGAGATTTTTCCTCCCACACTGACGATTACCAGTGGGAAACCGGGGAAGTTTCGTATGTTGTTCCGGGTACCGCCAGAGCGTATCCAACAACTACCCGATAAAGCCACTATCAAAGTTGATAAGGCGCCATGGGAAATCCTTTGGAGGTCTCGGCAAGGTGCATTGATGGGTGCACACCCTGATACTGCTGGTTATTCCACAACACCACACGGTGGTTTTGAGTATGCCAAGCGGTTACCAGAAATGCCAGAGTGGCTCTATGAAGCCATTGCTCGGGCTTATCCCAGCAGCCGCTACCGAAAACGTACTTCTCCTGTTGGTGCTGTTGTAACTCAGAGCATTACTCTTAATTACGACACAGATTCCAAATACCATCAGGAAACTGTTGTTGCAGAAGCACTTGAGTACCTCTCTGCACTATCAGAAGAACGGGCTGATGACTACGAAGAATGGCTTGCTGTTGGCATGTCTCTTCATCAGATTGATGAGTGCTTACTGGAAGCATGGATTGAATGGTCTTCTCAGTCCGATCAATTTGAAGATGGTGCCTGTGAACGTAAGTGGTCTAGCTTTGAACGTCTTCCTGGTGGTCCAAACCCTGAGGGTGCCAGGGGTCTGAAGACGCTTCGGGCTAAAGCAAAAGAAGATGGTTACATTGATATGGGAGGATTTGTTGTTCCTTCCATTGATACCATCAAAAAACGTGCTGCCATGGATAACGATGGCACCGTTGAACACGATGAAAGCAATCTATTTGCTGAGTTGTTTGGTGGCATTGAGCTGCCAGAAGACCTTTTTGGTGATGACGGTGAACTAGAACTGGTACGGATTCCTGGTCAACCGTCTCTCCCCAGTGGTAAAAAGCAGAAGGGAGCAACGCGTAACCCACCTGCTTCTGAGATTGCCAATTTTATCTCGCCAATGTTTAACAAAAATGGTTGGCGATACGACCCTAGATTTGATAGGTTTATGAAGTATGACCGCCAACGCGGTGTATGGAATGAGCAAGATCATACGAAGGATTTTAAGCATGAGGTCCAGTTTGTCCTCGGAAACACTTCTCTCCCTGGCGGGTACACTTCTCATCTCGTTAATGATGTGTGTGCTCTGCTGGAGGGGCACCTCACCGAATACCAGTGGAATGACGATCCCTCCCGTCTTGCATTCCGTAACGGTGTCTACGATCTGGACACCAAAGAATTTTTAGAACACACTCCAGATCACTTCATTATCTGGGGTCTTGATATTGATTACATCCCAGAAGCTGATCCCGGTCCCATTACCGAGTGGCTTTATCGCACTCAATATGGTGATGAGGCCAGGGTTAATGTGCTGCGGGCATGGCTCCGTGCTTGTTTGGTGGGGCGCGGTAATGAAATTCAACGTTTCTTTGAAGTAATTGGTCCAGGTGGTCGAGGTAAATCCACCTTTGCCAACCTCTGCTGCGCTCTGGTTGGTAGTGGGAACTACGCTAGCACCACCCTCAACCAGTTGGAGCAAAGCCGCTTTGAGCTGTCCTCCATCAAGGGCAAGCGCCTGACACTGATCAATGACTCGGAGCGGTATGGTGGTTCTGCTCAGACCTTCAAGGCACTGACCGGTGGTGACTCCCTTCGTTATGAAGAAAAGCTCAAGCCCATCGGTGAACCGTTTGTGTACACCGGCATGGTCATGGTAGTAGCTAATGAACCTATTCAGACCACCGATAACACCAGTGGTTTAAGCCGCCGTCGCTTAACAATTGAGTTCAATAGGCCCTTATATGACCGCAATAGTGAAGCCAAAGACATGATCAAGATTGAACATGGTCGGGTTTCAGGTCTTTGGAAGGACTATCTGCCAGGTCTTGTGAACTGGGTGCTGGAGATGGATGAACAAACCATGCGTCAGTACCTGCTAGATACTAATGAAATGGTGCCAGCACTGCGCCGTGTTCGTAATAACATCCTGCTTAACAGCAATAACCTAATTGAATGGCTGCAATCAGAAGTGGTTCAGGCTGATCACGTTACTGCTGTTGGTAAAAAAATTCCAAACGGCAATAAAGAAACCAATGAACGGTATGTCAACAGTAATTATCACCTGTATCCCAGTTACTGTGAATACTGTGATGCCACAGGATCTAAAGCTGTAGGTCAGAAACGATTTATTAACCTGCTGCTTGATTGCTGCAAAAACCAACTGGGATTGGATGACGTGCGGACCTTTAGCAAAGGTGGTAAACCCTTTGTCAAAGGACTTGCTATCCGTAACTCTGATCAGAAATTTAAAGATCTACCGACTATTCTTCCTGAAGGCAAAGAGGATTAATCCTTTTTGCACTTACAGGTGTCGCACTTCTTACACCAGGTTTTGTCGCCAGGAATGACTTCGGTTCCGTAATCGAAGTCATCATAATCTGGTTGGTTGCGGAGCCAACGTGCAAACTCCTCAATGTATTTCTTGATGAGTTGTGTTGGCATGATCAAAGAAAACTGGGTAGTTGAGGTCCTTTGGGACCGGTAGGTCTAGGAGGCATCAACGGTTTAAAACCACGCTCCATTAATTGATCCATGTAAGGAGAATCAATATGGGGAGTTTTAAGGATCGCATTAGGCGGAGAGTAGCGAATTGTACGAGACACTAAAGGACCACCTTGTTCTTGTTCATATTCCTGACGTACTCCTAAATCTGGAATACCTTCACCGGCTTGGCTGTAGTCTTGCATACCACTAACGTACTGCTGCAAAAAACCAATGGTGTTTTTGTCCCCACCTAATTTCGTGGGGAAATCACTGTCCATCATCATGATTAGATCAGCCCCAGGCGGAAGGCACGGGTCAGGTTCTGTGCTCGCTCACTTGCACTAGCGCCTGCTGTCGTTGCTTTGTCAGCTTGAGCAGCAGTTGCTTCTTGCTGTGCTGCTTGAGCTGCTAACGGGTTCAAGGTTTCCATGGTTGGACCCATCTCACCTTGAGCACGGGTACCAAAATCACCCATCTGGTACTCCTCTACCGGAGCAAACGTAGCTGCATAACCCTTGGTATCTGGGAATGTTGCAGCCAGTAACGGGTTAAAGGCACCAATAGCACCACCAGCTTGAGCCATTGGAGTCTTGCCGTACTTCTCCATCCAGATCTTCATGCCAAGATCTTCTGCTTCTTCTTGCTTCTTCTGATTGATCAGGTTTTGGTACTGCGCCATCTGCGACTTGTACTCATCACCTTGTGAATAATCAACAGTACCAGCAGGAGTTAATCCTTTAACAATCGCAGTAGGTTGGACAGTTCCAGCTGGAATCGTTGTTGGCTTTTCAGGTACAACAAACGGTTCTGTTTTGCTGCCTGGAGGCATTACACGGCCAAGAAGAGATTGATCTGCTTCAATTGCGTCTAACTCTTGAGCATTTGCACCACGAGCAAGTTTGTTAAATAAATTTCCAGCCTGCTGTAAACCATATTGCAAACCAGTTTCAGGTCGCCCTGGAACACCAGCTAAACCTGCTAACTGTTTCATACCATATTCCAAACCACTTTGTTGATTGCGGTCAGGACGAACACCCAACAAACTCAATCCATATTCATAACCAGTCTGCGGCTGATTGGCTGCAGCAAGAGCAGCAGAATAATCTTTATATAGTTTTCCATCATCACCTTTATAGTAAGTTTTACCACTGCGTTTAACGTACTGGCCCACGGCAATAAAGAAATCCTTTCTTACAATAGTAACACCGGGACACAGGATCTATCAATGCAAATTATTCAAACCTTTCCAAAGGGTACGACTATTGAATTAGGTGAAGATTCTCATGGCAATCAAGTTCATCGTGTCTGTACTGCTGGTGGCTCAATGTGTCGTTTTGTTGAACCTTATCATTGTGCGTTAGTCTATGCAGAACAATTTGAAGAGTGGTATTCACATAGGCCAGAACAACCGTAATTTTTGCTGACATTGAAATTAGGGAGAACAACTGTACTGTTTCTAGATCCTCCAGATCCGCTGCCGCCAGGGGCTTCTCTGGAGCTGTTCTGCGAACGGACGTTTTCATGTGTTATTTCCGGTATTTACTACGGGATGAGTTTTTAGCTGTTCTCAAGTGTCCGTCATAAGGACGCGTACTTGGAACGGACGCATTAGAACAGCTAGCTACTACTCTCTAAGAATATTTAGGGTTTTAAGAGCAAAAGCATCCGTTCGTTTGGCAATCTTTAAAACCCCTTGACTCGCAAGGGATCTGACCCTATCCTAAAGGTGTCCCTAAAACCTCCCCTACTGTGGATTACCTGCAGTTTTTTAGAGATGAGTACCTAACAGAACAAGACCTCGTTGCTTTTGCTACTACTCTCAAGCTGTGTCAAGATGGAATCGGATTGAGTCCGTGTTGGTGCCTGAAAAAACTGGACCACCCTGGCCTGAAACACTTCTCTACGTCCCACCGATTCAGGCCACAGTTCAAGGGACGGGATGCCCGAGTGCTGGCGATGGCCCTTGTGAATCAGTTCATGCCAGAGGAGGGAGCGGTCGTTGTGCGGCGGCACATCTGCAAATCACAGCACTGCATCAACCCGTCCCACTACTACTTCGGCACACTGAAGGATGTGAAGCTGGAGCACGCCAAAAGAAAAGGAGTTGACATCAGCCCAGTGGTGGTGACAGAAATACGGTCTAAGCGTGAGTCTGATAAGACCACGTGGACGTATCAGAAGCTGGGCAAGTTCTACAAACTCCCCTACCATGTCATCAGACGCATCTGCACGGAGAACGCTTACGCCAATGGCTGACCTTGATGGCATCCTTAGTCAAAACCTGGATTCAATCCTGAAGCCAGATAACAAGTTTGAAAACCAGGTCAAGAAGATCCATCAGGAGACCGCTAACAAGTACTGCCTATGGCACCGCAACGGAGAGCCCACCCATTGGAACAACTTTGGACTCATGGGAGAATGCCGAGATTGCTTAGCAGAGATCCAGAGGGGGCGCTGCACTGTTGATGTTTGTAACTTTGAACTGGATACCTACTGGACTGTTCGTAACTTTTGGTTAAAGGTAGACATCAAAGGACCAGATGAGTGCTGGCCGTGGATGGGAGCAACGCGCCGTAACAACCAAGAGACCGTTGCATACATGCCAAGCCCTTTCCATTCCGCTAAAACACAGTCTGCCTCCAGGGTTGCATTCTGGTTATCCCGTGGCTACACAGGGAAATATCGTGTGTTCCACCAAGAAGGTTGTGATGTTCTGTGCTGTAACCCCTTACATCTGCGTATAAAGGAGTTAGCATCAGTACCTGAACCAACTGAAATCACAACCATAAATCTGAGCTATGGCAACATCTTTGACCGAGCAAAAACCAATGCAGAAGCGGAGTCAAGTACTCCCGAGTAATTTCCACCAAGAAGAAAAGCAGTACGCAGGCTTCATCACCATTGGTGGAGAAGCACATGTCACTGCTTGGTTTGAAACCAAGGAGGAAGCTGAGTTGGAGTTGCGTTGTCTGGAGAAATCCCTAAGCTATGAACTGATTGAAACAGTGGAGATGGAAGGGATGTATCCAGAACGCGCTAGAATCATTGAAGAATTGTATCAAGCCAGTGGCCGTACCAACGGTTTATACACAGGCTTAAACATGTCTGATGTCAAGATTTCTAGCAACGCTGCCAGTTAACCTGGGTTTTGTTAACTTAGGAACAGTCGAATCCTATCCAACTGGAGGCACAGGTCCTACTGCTTATGGTCCTACATCGTACTACGGCAGTGATCCATTGCCTCCACGCTTGGGAGATTCTATTAATAACCCTGTTAATTTGGGGAATCTCACGGCTATATATCGCACGATAAACATTTCTAATTCTCACGGTGGATTAAGTCGGCAACAAAGTACATTTTATTCTTTCAACTTAATTACATCACGATCTATTAAAGTTACTCAAAACTATAGTCAGTTTGCTACTACACAGCAGACTAATCGTAATACTCTGATATCTTTTTATAAAGTAGAAGATGGCAATCATCGTCGTGAATTGCCTATTAATGATCAGGGTTATGTTGTTGAAGAAGCATCAGTAGAAAATGGTGACCAAGAAAATCCAAATGTATGGTCAGACTATCCACCAGTACAACTTTCTAAAGGAACGTATATCTTTCTAATTACCAATGATATTCGTTATCTAGAAACAACTTACTCTATTTCTCTAGAAGCTTTTATTTCAGATTGGAGATTTGTTGCAGAATTTGTTGAAGAATCATTAGATTTTGGTACTGTAACACAACCTGTGCAAGCAACTTTGGACTTTGGATCGGTTACAAGTTGATTGTCCTGAGGAATCTGCTAATCTAAATACAGTTACCTAGGTATCATGAAGACAGTTACCCTCAAAGAATTTGAGAATAACTTTGATGTTTTCATGGATGACATTATTGAAAATGGTCGTCACTATAAAATTACCTATGGTGACAACAAAGCTGTCATGATGATTCCTTATGCTGAATATGAACTACTTCTAGATACTTATAAAGATTGGGTAGAAGAAACTAAAGATTCTATAGAAGAAACTTTTTAATTATCTCCTGTTCTATCGTAGTATGTAGGACTATTAAATTTATTGCTAATATATCTTGGCTCTGATCTCTTAATAGCTTCATTATAAACTTCTCTACTATCCTCGTTTTTATTTTCTTCTTTCTCTTCGGAAGTTTTAAACATTCCGCTTGTTTTTGCAGCTTGAACCAAACCAGATAAATCGTAGGGCTCTTCAACTTTACCCGGTTGAATAGTCCTGCCAGCATTTGTTACCATCGGGCTATACGTTGGTGTACGTCCATAAGATGCCATTGTTCGATTAACCATATCTTGATATGTGCTTCTTTCTTGTAAAGCTCTTTGACCGTAGTACCCAGCTATATCTCCTAGTTTTGTCAAGTATTCAGGAGACGCCCACTCCCGGACTATGACTGGATCTGGATTTTTAATAGTCGTTGTGGTTGTAGGAGCACGTGAGCCCATTGCAAACTTTTACTTCAGCTTGACTTCTATACTTACTCTATCGGCAATAAACCTGTAAGCATGGGGCACCAGCTGAAAACCTGCAATGACCAGGGCAAAGATCAAGATCAGCTCAGCGTAGGTAATGGGTCGTTTCATAGGTACAGTCCTTTTACTGAGGATTTTAAAGAGTTGCTCAAGGCAATGTCCACTAAGACGATGTTATCACTAATGTCAACCCAACAGAAAAACTTTGCAAACTCTTTATGGGAAGCTTCTAACTTTGGTGGTAGGCCCAAGCCAGGAGACCTAAAGCACGTGGAACCTAAACGAGATTACTATGAGTTAGTTCTGATGATGGAACATCAACGACAGTGGGAGGAGAAGCAGCGTTATTGCAGGCAGGCAAAAAGTTGTTAAGCTGTAGCAAAACAACCTTTATAAATGAGCTATCGCTTTGCCGACCTTGATATTGATCTTGTAACTACAGACAACTATAAAGAAATCTTGAAACCTTCTTTAGCGGAACAGGTAACACCTTTTATGCCGCCAGAAGGAAGTTTTGAAACAGCAGATCTTAAACGATATTTGGAACTGGTTAAGAGCTATGAGGTAAATACGACTGATCTAATTCACGGCTTATCACTGGCTGATCAAATCAGGATTACATTCAGTGATATGAAACCGGCAACAATCTGTGAAAAGTTTCCCGACATTGACTTGGCAACAAAACGGCGATATCGTTGTGTAGCTGAATATCTTATACGCCAGCAGGAGTTAGCTAAACTCAAAGACGAGAATGGCAAACTCATTAAGAAACTAGGCAACATGGGAAAGATGGTTGTCATCTATGAACCATTGCCTAAAATCTGCAAAACCCTACAACAAACCGGACTCGGACAATTTATTAAAGATGAGCGACAGGCGGCAAAGGTTAATCAACGGTCTCCTCTCAACAGCCAAAACTGGTGGGGAGAAGAAGATGGCACAACTTGTGATCGAGAGGATCTGTGCTGATATGTGTGACTTCTATGAGAAGTTTTACGCTAATGAAGGTCCCGGCGCCATGGTGTATGTGCCTGGCACAAAAAACCCAGAGGACTCAATGTTCTATCTGACAGTTCCAGCATTGATTCAGGCTCAGTCTGATTTTCGCTCCAGAGAAATGGAAGGTCCTGCTGAAATCATGCAAAAAGCTATTGCCCGTGCAGAAGCTGTTGATCCAGCAAAAGAAGGTGTCTTCATTCTTCAAGATGCAAAACAAATGTCACTGATCTGTTACAAACGCGATCAACCATTGCCGTTTGCAGAGCTGCCAGAAGATGCATAGGCAAAGAGCTACAACAAATAGCCATTTTGAAAAGCTCTATCGCATTTACAGATTAGAAGATGATTGGTGTACACCACCAGAATATCTTCCTCTGATCTATCACACGTTAGGAACAGTTGATCTTGATCCTGGATCAACAGAACATGCTAATAATGAGTTCTTAAAAGCAGATACCATCTTTACAAAAAAAGATGATGCATTAAACAGGACAGATCCATGGCGCGGAAACGTTTATTGTTTCCCACCTACCTACGGTCGGTGCTCGTTTAACAAGCACAGGGGCAGCTGGCGCTGGTCTCTACGTGGCGGCTTTGGTGCACAGAGCCCTTCAACGGCTTGGTTTCGTCGTTTAGAGAAGGACTGGAAGCTGGGTTACGTTAATGCTGCTTTGTTCTTTACGGTGACTCCAGAGGTGATGCGAACAGCGCCACAGATTTGGGATTATCCAATCTGCATTCCTTCCAGGCGTCCCAAATTACTCCACGGCAAGACCTTTTATCAGATTGAAAACTTTCCTAAGTGGGGATTCTTTGTATTTCTTCCACCAAAAGAAGGTGGTTTTAATCGTCTTGATAAATTTGAAGAAGCTTTCTCAACGCTTGGGAAGGTTGTACTGTGAACTAAGACGGTGTAGCGCGAAAGGTATTACGGAAACCAATAGAGCTGTCAGTGTTACCGAGACTGGCAGCACCACGTGGCTCGTAAGGGAGCGCAACGATAGGAACAGTACCACCTTGTGCAGGGAAAATAAAGCGGTCATCCTGGCGGCGTTCTAATGTAATAGGAAGTTTACTTGCAGAACGTCTTGCGTCCAGGTAATTCTGCAGAAAATTTAAAGCCTGATTGTTATCAGGTATTTCTTTTGCTTCTTGATAGCGACTGTCAACCTTATAGGATTGACTCTTTTCAAATGCCATTCTATTATTCTGCCAGCACTAAACGTTAACCTTGTCAGATCCAGTCGATCATCCCAGTCATTACACCAAAGGTGGTGTGGAATGTATTGATGCTATTCAATCTTCCATGACGGAAGAAGCATTCCGTGGTTACTGCAAAGGTAACATTCAGAAATATATTTATCGCTACGAAGATAAACAGAATCCTAAACAGGATCTTCTTAAAGCTCGGTGGTATCTGGATCGTCTGCTTCAAACGTTTCCTCAAGAAACCCAGTCAGAGCCTCAACCTCCTCAATCATTAGTACCCGAGCAAACTCATCCAGCTCCTGTAAATATTTCTCTTTCTCCTCAGGAATTAGACTGCTTGCGTATCTTAGAGACTCTAGATCTTTTAGATCAGCTTCAAGAAAAGAAGATTGAGAACCCGTTGCCAACGGTTTCTGATTCCACAATCTGAAAAATTCAGAAACAATTTCACCACCAGGGTTTAACCGCAGGAGTTCTGATTCTAAATACTCAATAGCCCTGACTTGTTCAATGGTTCCTTTGTAGTTTTCAGCAATATTTAACAAACACTGTTCAGTAATACAGTTATGTTCCACTAACAATGGAACTTGTATATCGCTTTGCAGATAAAGATCTAATTCAGATCTTCTTCTATCTCTCAGTACGGGATCTGATTGATAGTTTTTGCGCATAAAAGGAGACCACTCTTTAATGATCTCTTGTTTACTTGCATTGCCATTGATTAATTCAAGCAGTTTACATTGTTTGAAATAACTAAGTCCTACGCTTTCCGCATAACTTAGTACAGCACCACGCTTCTTTTCATTGAGTGGCATGTAAACCACGTCAGAAACATACTCAGAAAAAATTTCTAGATCTTCTCTGAGTTGTTCATCAATTTCACGCCGAGTAACTTTTGTAAATGGTGTTACTGTCTGGCGGCCAATTTTTTTGCTGCCATAGCCAATCAACCAAGGGCCATCTTCCTTGGTTGCTTTATACGATGTATATTCTTCAAAACCAACATGGATGCGACAGGGTGTGTACCGCCGCACCAGTTCAAACGCGTAGTCAGTATAAAAGGACAAGGGACCACTGGCCCCTTACCGGGGCTCAGGGAACAACAACAGAACCGTTATAGCTGATTTCGCTGTAATCGTCTGGAGTTGTCATCAGAACAATATAGTTCTTAGCAGCGTTCGTTACGGTAACAGCTACTGCACCCTTGCCTTTACCTGCTTTAGCAATGTTGAAAAACTTCTGATAGCCGGTAGGTGCTGAACCTGCTGTGTAGTCATCATCTTGAAAGATCTCAATGGTTTCAATACCAACACTGCGATCAATCTTGACGATGATGTCACCTGTAGAGCCTGGGTTAACCAGGAAAGCACGCTGGCTTAGATCACCAGTGGAACCAGGCAGAGCATCGCCTTTATAAACCAGCTCAGCACCGCTAGCGGTAAAGGTGTCTTGCGTTCCTTGAAAAGTGCGGGTAGCCATTATCAGTTAATTTGGTTTTGCGTTTGAAACTGGAAGGAGATGTCGGCATCAATACCGTGTTCTTTAAGAATGCTGAGGAACATTTGACGGTCCATCATTTTCATGTGGAGCATGTCAACAAAAGCTTCCTCTAGCTCATCACGGTCAAGATCCTTGATTGCCAGAGCTGCTGCATGGATAGCAAATTCGCTATCAATGGGCAGATCCAGGGCATTGGCATCCATTAAAAATTTACCAATCCGTCACTACATCCTAACAGCTCTGCAATTTTTGGCTACTAGGCCATTGCAGATTTGGTGCCAGGGGGAATGTACCGCTGGTCAACAGTAAAGTGAGGAATGTCAGGAGCACCTTCAAATGTTCCCTCTTCTGACTGAGGTAGCCGAGTAGAGACGTAGTTTTTTAAGAACTCTTTTGTGTTCACGATCTAAAAAAAATGAACTCAGAACGTAAGTTAAGCTGTAAACACTAGTAAAAATTAAAAGGAGCGTAGCCACTTTAACCTAAATTAGATTTCAGCAGCCATTGGAACTTTTTGTGAGCACGCCCACGTTCTACTGCTAAATCTAATGTTAACTGATCTTTCATAATTTCTGCTTCTTCTGCAAGCATATTAAAAGATTCAGCTAAGGTGTTATGGTTAATTGCTAAAGCACGAATCATTCCGTCTTGATCAAAACAACTATCGGGAATTGGAGGCAACATCGAGTTGTTAAGATCATCCACACTCATTGGAGTGCTAATATCTAAAGAACGCAAGTGCTCTGCAATAACATCAAGACCATCTTGAAGTTCTTCATAAATTTCTTGAGTTAATTTATGAATAGAGTAAAACTTACTACCCATCAGATTCCAATGGACAATGTAAGTTTGATTGAGAAGATGTGACGTATCCCTAAGCAACTGCACAAGATGGCAGTAACAGGTTGTTTTGGGATCCATTTTTCCTTTAGCCATAGCAGTTACCACTTCACACGATCTGCCCAATAAGCAGCTGACATTTTTCCTTTGGCAATGTTTTTAGCATGACGTGCTTTAAAACTTTCTCTGCGTTTGCGGTAGCTTTCTGATTCACCTTGTTTTTTAGGTGAGCCAGAAACACCTTGCTGGCCAAAGCGAATGATCTTTTCTTTTCCATTCTCGCACGCCTTGACTACATGTGATTTGGTGGGGTGCCCAGGGGTACGCTGTGGTTTATTGCAGGCCATCCGCTCCTTAGCTAACCGCTTGGCCTTTGCATGGTCTGCCATGGCATTACATGTAATTAGAGCGGCGTTCTTCACCAGAGACAGTCATATCCGGCTGCCCTTGTGCAATGCGCTGCCAGTCTGTTGGCCAACGGTTATCACGGGTTTCCCTTAAATTCTCTTCTGGTAAAGGAAAATCTTTACGCACAAAACTTTTAAGAAAAGCTTTACCTGGCTCTGTTGTATCTTCTGAAAACATCATGCGCTTACAACAAGATCAGGAACATTAAATAAAGAGATTGTTTGTGGTTTTTGCTCTAACCACTGTTTAATTTTACTTTCCCTTTCCTCAGTGTACAATGGATGTCCTTTTTTAAACCAGCAAAAAGGAAGCTCTGATGCTTTTGATTTATTGCAGGATGTACAGCAGCACGCTAGGTTGTTGCGAGTGTTGTGTCCACCTTTATGTTTAGGAACAATGTGATCAATGGTTGCAGTGCGATTACACAGTTGTTTTTCACAGTAGGCGCACTTCCATTCCCAGGCTTCAAATATAGATTCTCTGAATTTCTTGCGAGCACTCTTAGGAGTTAAGACAATGAGATTAACTAAAAGATCGTTCTCACAATGAAACATGAGATGTTCATGATTCCTAACATCAGGTTAGGGTGCACAAACCTGTACTACCTGCTAAGCTGTAGTCGCCAGGGAGCGTGGCGGAATTGGTATACGCTGCGGACTTAAAATCCGTTGGTCTCGACCTTGTGGGTTCAAGTCCCACCGCTCCTACCACCGGGATATAGCGCAGCTTGGTAGCGCATCTGCTTTGGGAGCAGAGGGCCGCAGGTTCGAATCCTGCTATCCCGATTAATCAATGAAACCAATTTCTTTTAAAAACAGATCGTTATCATAATCTGCTGGGTCATAGTCTGCATCTTCTAATAACTTCAACAGGAAATGATGCACACGTTCTGTTACCCACCGCAGGTCTTCATCACTAACATCGCAGACAATAGCATTAAGACGGAGTTCACGGGACGGTTCCCGAACATAGTCTGCAATTAACTCCAAAGCACGATACCGTCCCTTTGTAAACTCACCTAGCATTAGTCTGCACCGATATCTCCAATAGCTGCTTGAATAGCTTCTGCATCAGCTGCTTGTTGGCGCTGATTGATAATCGCAAGAATCTCAAGAGCGCCTTGAACCTTAAGGTAACCTTCTTTAGTACGTAGCAGTTTTTCCTCTGTTGCACGGATTTCATCCGCAAGAGTTTTCAACTGTGCATTCAATCCTGTTTCCAGTTCAGATGTAATAGCAGACATGGCGTTACTAGATCTAAGCAGATAATAACCTATTTAAGATCAATCCACCAACCAGTATTTGGGCCATCAACAGTCCAACGACGTTTGAACAAGTTGTAGCTATACCGTAATCGCTCACCGTTGGTATTGATATAGGTGCCGCTGTAGTTATCAATTTCACCCCAGGGGTCGTGGACCACAAAGCGTTGCTTCTCCTCTTCATAGCCAATGACGCAAATCCAATGCCCGCTACCAGTAGGCGCATTAGCTGGGCCTTTATGCAGAATTCCAACAGGACATGGAAAGCCTTGATCAATACGCTGTTTCAGATCTTCAATGTTTCCGTTCTGTTTAAAGGTTGCTTTTAAACCTAAACCTTGTAGTGCTTTGACTTGCACCCAAGCTTCTGTGGTATCACCAATAGCAAAAACTTTCTTAATGTACTCGTTATCATTGGATACAGAACCTGGTCGCAAGTACATTGCTGCCATCGCGCAACTAGAAGAGAAGCAGGTGCGGCCAGCATCTCTGTAATTATCACGCTGGGATTGATAAGGAACAGGCAAAATCAATCCGTCATAAACCACCTCTGCTTTTTCTAGAGGCTTTGCCATAGCGCCGCCAAGGCCGTACCAGTGCTCATCAAATGCCCACCAGACACCAAGACCCCAGGGGAGTAACAGTTTGGTGTGTTTAGCGCGTTTTTCTAGAACTTGAACATCTCTGTATTCCCGATCTTTTTTAATGGGAACACGTTGGTTTAGTTTGAGTTCACTACTAGGAACGGGTTCTTTTTTTAAAAATGTATTAGTAACACAGCGAATATCAATTGTCTCTAAAGGTTTAAGTTCAGCACCAGAAGTAAACAATTCAACTTCTTTTTTGCGTCGTTCTACAAGACCAGGAAGCACTACGCCATCGCCTTTAACCCACTTAGGTAACTCTTCTTGAGCTACTTTATTAAGATCTTCTTTATTATTAAGTCGTTTGCGTAAGGTAGAATTTTCTAATGCATTGAGACCACAGTTAAAAGCAAAAGATACCAGGGCGTCGAATTGCTGTTGATTTAAAGGTACCGTAATTAAAAGGTCAACACCTTGTTCAAATTTAACAAGATCACGTCGTAACATTTTATTAGCACGATCTTCCGTAATACTCATCTCTGGAGTAACATCATCTCCGGTATGACCGTAACCAACTGTCCATACACCAGCAGGACAAAGATAGGATTCAAGGCATAACCCTTCAAAACTTTTAATTAGGTTAATGCCAGTTTCAGAAATCTTCACAGCAATCTAGATGCTGCGTTCATTTTATCTACTCTGTATTTTCACCCGCCTATCAACCACAATTGCTAGTAAAACATCAGAAACATGGTATTTGGCGGTTGGGGAAGAGCACTAAAGTAAACATTAAAATTATTTCCACCATCAGTAGAATTAACCCCAACAGCAAATTTACTGCCGTTAAGTTCTCCAATATTAGAAACAGATAAATAGTTAATACCTGAAGTGGCGTTAGTAAGATAAAAGTTTCGACGCGTAGTTGTTGTGCTGTTAACAGTAACTACATTTCCAATGGTGCCAGTTATTGACCAAGTATCAATAGTACCAATGTCTGAACTAAATAAAATAGTATGAGCAACTGTTTTTGTAGAAGCAAGTTCTGTAAAAGAACATGTTCCACTACTAATAGTTGTTGTTGATGTGCCAGTACTTCCACCAATAGTTAATTTGTTATAGGCAAGATTGCCAGGACTAAAAGTTCTTGCACTTGTTGAAGTATTTGATAAAAGAATATTAGCTGTATTTTTATTAAATGTTAAATTAACTGTAGTGCTTGCTAACCAAACAGTAGCTGTTCCTGTTAGCGTCCAAAGTCCGCTACCCATTGTAACTGTTCTAGTCGTGACTCCAGTAAGCAGAAAACCACTACATGTTACATTGTAGTTGTTTGCATTGAATGTTCCATAACTAACAAAAACTGAAGAGTTGCTATTAAATGCATCACCAAGTTGGACTGTTCCTCCAACAGCCTCTATTTCTATTGGAAATGTAATTGTTTTACCTGCAGTAACTAAGTTTATTAAATTTCTATTAACAAAAGTTTGAGTTGATGTTCCACTAACTGTTATTCCTGAACCAAGTGTAAAGCTGCCGTGTATATTGTTAGCTGCATTAAAATTAAGAGTAATTCCTGTTGTACGGCTTGAACAATCAAGTGCGCTGATATTAACACCGTCAACTGTAAGTGTCCCGGTCAAGGTAGTAGAATTATCAATAACCGCAGTATCTTGAGGAAGCGGATAATTAGTATCTGCACCAGCTCCTCCTGAGCTTGTTGCCCACGAACCAGACCCAGCCCACGTAGTATTTGTACCTACACGATAAACAGTTTTGGAAGCAGGAAATGTAATGCCGCTATTGCCGCCGCAATTGCCTCCTCGCGTTGGTGAAATAGGGGCAGCAGCACCAGCAATAGTAATATCTCGGAAATCACAATCATTAGCTGAAACTACAGCAGCTGTAATAGTTCGGTTTGTACCAATTGTATTACTTCTGATAAAATTACGTCGAATAGAACTGGCACCAGCGCAAGTAAGAGTTCCATTAACTGTTAGATCAGAACTAATACTTAATTGCATTACGCCTGAAGAAGGAGCTGTTAGAGTAAGATTATTAAAAGTAGCTGAACCACTGATTGACCTAATTCCACTTGTAGTACCAGTATATGAAACATTGTAGAAAGTCATGCCGCCACTATCTATAGTGACTGATGAGCTTAGATTAATTTGAGAAGTCCCTGCATTAAATGTTAAATTTGTTGAAGGAGAAAAATCTATACCACCACTAGTAAGTGTTACTGTGCTGGAACCAAGGCTAATAGATCGTAAGTTTGCAGTTGAAGAAGTAATTGAACCAGCACAAGTAAAAGAATAGTTAGCAGTATTAAAATTTCCCTCATTAACAAAAAAATTACCGTTACAAGAAAGAGCGTCTCCTAGTGTAAGTGTAATTCCTGCACCCGAAACAATAATAGCTGCAAGTGACTTGCCAGCACTAATTAATGTTCCAGTTCCTGTAAAAGTTGTTATTCCGGTATAGCTATATGTCATTCCAGTTACTAACGTTATGCCGCCAGCAACTGTAATGTCAGATGATCCCGTTAATGTGCCAGTAAAACCCGTGCAGTTAATGCTTTTAGCACCCGTATTACCTGTTGCAATATTACATGAACCTGTAGAGCTAGAAGTAAAGAATACATCGTCAGCAGTGGTTGGAACTGAAGCACCTCCTGCACCTCCTGATGTAGTTGCCCACTTTGTGCCTGCAGTTCCATCCCAGTTTGCAGTACCGCCAACCCAGTAACGATTAGCCATTATTTATGCCTTCTGTTAAGAGTTTTCAATTAAAGCAAGCCAACGATTAAAACGTTCTTGTTTCATTGCGTTAATCTCATCTTGAGTATATTGATGATCATCATCAAGATACAGTGCATCACGGAATACTCCGTAATTAGTATTAAATTCAAAATCAATTTTCATGTTCTTAATCAAGCCTGAGTAGTAGAAGCAACAGCATCCCAAAAAGAATCAGTTGTGTTGTAAACGCAACCTACATATGTTACCTTACCAGCTACTGTTGTTGTGGGAAGTGTGATGCCAAGGGCTCTAAATCCTGTAGATGAAGTTGTCCAGGTAATACCACGTGCCGTGCCATTGTCTTTAAAGCGGAGCATTAGACGCTGGCCATTCGTTGGTGTTCCTGTTGGCGCTGCCAGTGTGATGGAGCCAGTTAGACCTTCAGCCACAAACAAATCAGTGGTGGCACTGTTAGGTGTCAATGTGCCTGTTGTGGCTCCAGCGGTTACGGAGCGGACCTTGGGTTGGGCGGCGTTTGCGAGGTCGTATGCTGTTTTAACTGAGTTTGGCGTAGCAGCAGTTGTAGTACTTGTACTAGAAGTACTATCAGTTAATTGAAGCGTGCCGCGAATACTAGTAGTACCTGCAACAATTTTTGTTCCTTCAATTGCAGCAGAAGCATCAATATCAGCATTAACAATAACTCCAGAACCAATTGCTGTTACACCACTACTATCAATAGAAATATCTCCAGTTATAGCAGTTGCTGTTGGAACATTAGAAACGTTACCAATTAATACACTTCCAGCAGTAATACTTGCTAACTTACTATGAGCAATAGCAGCAGAAGCATTGATATCAGCATTAACAATAACTCCTGCACTAATTTCAGTCACACCAGTATTGCTAATAGTAATGTCACCGGTAACAGCTGTTGCTGTTACAACGTTAGAAGCGTCACCAAGAAGTATTTGTGCACTGGTTAATGAAGCTAACTTACTAAAAGCAATGCCAGCGGTTGCGCTAATATCAGCATTAACAATTGATGCGTTACCGGCAACTAAAATATCTCCATTTTGATTAGGAAAATAAACAGCACGGTTAGCGGTTAACGTGTTTGGAGCAACGCTAATCCGATAAGAAGAACTACCAGCACCTCCTCCATTAATATTGATACCATCGTGTGTTGTTAAAGCACTAACAAATGTTTGACCAGAAGCATTTTGAAAAGTATTCGCACCTGTAAAGGTGTTGTTTCCTGATGCAGTAACAGACGTTGCAATGTTCTGCCAAGTTGGCGCAGAACCTGAACCATTACTAGTTAGAACTTGGCCACTGGTTCCGTAGTTAGCACCGCTTAAACCTAATGCACCGTTGCTATCAAATTGAATACGTGCTGTACCCGCAGTAGCAAGACCAATTTGATCTGCACCTGGAGAAAAGATACCAGTATTGCTGTCACTACTAAAGCTATAAATAGGTGCTGCAGCGGAACCTGTTAATGCTAAATATTGTCCAGCACTGTTGATAGAAGATTTTAAAACACCGCCAGTTGTAAATCCTAATTCATTAGGAGAAACATTATAAACACCAGTATCAGTATCTCCTTCAAATGTGATGCTTGGAACAGAGGCGCTACCTGTTGGGAACTTTGTTCCTGCAGTAACATAATCAGCACCAGCAAGAATAACGCCAAAGAAATTCCAGCCAGCAGTAGGTGCTGTTGCAAAAACAATATTGGTTCCAACTAAATTAAAACCTGTAGTTCCTGTTGGATCAGGTTTTTGTACAACATTGTTAACAGAAATTAAACACTGCTGTGGATTAATTGGAAAAGGTACTGGCGCAGAACCTGAAACCCTTAATGGAAATGTTTTTAAAACTCCATTAAAACTAGAACTAATATCATCAATAGATGTGTAGCTAGGAAAAGCTACTTGAAGATCATTACCAATGTACGGCATCTGTTATACCTCTTATGTTTGCTCAAGGTAGCTAACACATAGATCTAACGATGTTGCTGTATTACATCGAGCACGTAATGTATCAGATGCTTCAACAATAATCTTTGTTCCTCCAGTCAGTTCCAAAGAAGAACCTGCTGGAACTGGCGCGTTTGCTAACAAGTAAACATCATCGCCAGTGGTAGTAACCAAGTACAAATCAACGGTTACACTGCTTCCTGTTTTATTAGAAGCATACACACTCAAGATAATATTTGAACTGCCTGCAACGCCTGTAAAAATGTTTGTTGTGGAGTTACTTATAAGATCGGTAACAACATTTGATTTCGTAGCGTGCTTAAAAGTGTTTGCCATGTCAACTTAAAGCCAAAATCAAAGGGATCACGTCGCCTTGAATAAGGCCACTTAGTGCTGTAATACTACCGGTAACAATAAGATTACCGACAACAGTTGAGGTGCCTGATGAATCTATTGTAACTCGCGCAACACCACCGGTTACAAGAGACAGTTGATCAGGGCCAGAGCTAATTATTCCTGTGTTTGGATCATTAGCAAACTTTAGAGCGCAGCTTGATAAACTACCTGGAGACAGTGCCATGTTGCTGCCATCCTGGCGCAACAAAGGGAAGCCTCCAGCGGTACTTCCATCGTGTACAACACAAGTAAATTCTGAAGTGTTAACAGTAACTTCACCCAGTGCTCCGGTAAAAACGGAAGTCTCACCGGTAGAGCCACGTCTAAATTGTACCTGAGTTGCCACAGCTTTCTCTGAGCCTTAGGTTTATTCTAAGTTGTTAAATCCTTTAGAATAATTAGAGGTTAGTCTTGTATAGATGACTCCTGAGATAATTATTGCAGCTATTACTGCTGGATTAGCAGCATTTACAGGGCTATCCAAATCACTTTCAACTTTTAACGAGCGAATCAATACCAGGTTTGAAAAAATTGAAACCAACTATGATCGTTTAGAAAATACAATCATTCGTGATTATGTATTAAAGCAAGACTTTCTCAGAGAGATGCAAGCTGTTCACCAGAAGCTTGATCGAATTTGGGACTACATGATGAACCATAAGATTTAAATGGCAACCCAACTAGCACTGGTGCCGTTGTAAATATAAAGTCCAGGAGCAGATTTATCATAATGCAGCTGCCCATCAGTTGGATTTGTTGGAAAACCGCTAGCTGACGTGGAGGCAACAGCCTTCGGCAATTGCCAAGAGCTGCCATCATAG